AATTCAAATACGTCAAACAACGTCATCAACTTATCGAGCTCCGACGCTAGCAATATACCTTGCGCGACTCCTATACCCCTCAGTCACTTCCCTCGGGCTACCAGCCAATCACAATCGCGCCTCTCGACGCAGACTGGGACGTAGGTATCGAAGTCCTGCCTCTCGGCATTTTCAGCAAAAATACGGCCGCGCGCCTACTATATCAGGACTTCGACGCCCTGATCCCGCAGAACTTCAATGAAGAATCTCTCCGTCTTGTCTACAAAATCTTTTGGTAGAAATAGAACTATGTTCCGAGCACCCGCAATCGCTACATCGATTTCCGCGAACTCGAACACGTCTATAACATATTTGCGCTTTATTATGAGTTGGACCTCCCAGAGGATAATGAGTCATTTACCGAGTCGAATATCAGCGGTTTAATGAATGCACTAAAGTATTATGTACGTATGGCTGATCTCAGTGAAGCCTAGCGCGAGATTCTTGACATGAAATTAGAGAAGAAGAAAAATAGCGATATTGCTTATGACATAAATAAGAAATATGGCAAGGCATATACTGCTAATTATATCTCGACTATCTTTAGACAGAGGATTATACCGAAAATCAATGAAGCCGCGGAGTATCACGTAAAGATCATCGAGAATTTGTGTTTTCCAGAAGAGTTCAAGACGTGCTCTTGTTGTGGGAAGACCTTACTGCGTGACCCGATTAACTTCACACGGAAAACACGTAGTAAAGATGGATTCACTGCTCGGTGCAAGAAATGCGAGAAGCTAGCGAGATCAAAAGGAGATTAAGACAAGATGGAACACGACAATAATCAAAAGAATATTACAAATGGGGAATAGTTCATTAAGCTGATGTTGAAGTTGAATGGGGACGAACTCTGCGCCCTGTCGAAAATTTTGGGCATCCGCCTTCTCACGAACGAAATCGACCCCGAAACAAAACACGCCATCCCTAGAATGGCGGAAGACATCATTGATGACATTATTGTCCACTTCGGACAAATGGAGCGCAAGGACCGGCGCTGGTTGATTCGTTATCTCAAAAAGCAAACCAAAGGGAGATAATCGCTATGGCACTTGTACCAAAAATCCAACGTAAAACTAAATTTGTCTCTAAGAAATGTTCGATTTGCGGCGGGATCTTTGGGCCTGAGAGCTATGCGCCGACCAAATCTCTCTTTTATCCTGATGGGGTAATCCCTGTATGCAATGATTGTATCGATGGTATACTAGCGATGCAAGACGACTCCTGGACCATCGTAGACAAAGTTTGTCAGTTAGCTGATATTCCTTTTGTCCCGAAAGAGTGGGAGAGGTTGAGGGATATGGATGAGGCGAATGTATTTTATCGCTATGCTAATATTTTTTAGGGTTAGGAGTATGAAGGAATCGGATGGGGTGATTACTATGCGGCCTTCCAAAATTTAAAGCAATCTGGAAATATTGAGGATGAGCTTCCTGGCCTTGCGGATGAAAAACGACGTAAGTTGAAGGAAAAATGGGGCGGTAATTACGATGACGATGCGCTAGGCTATCTCGAATAGTTATTTAATGGTTTGATGACTACTCAGAATGTCAATGGCGCATTGTAGATCGACCAGGCTTTGAAAATCTGTAAGATGTCTTACGAGATCGATTAGCGTATTGCGGCCGGAGATGATTTTGATAAATTACTTGGATCCTATGACAAGATGGTCAAGGCTGCTGAGTTTACTCCAAAGAATGTCAAAAACATTAATGACTTTGATACTTTCGGCGAAGCTACTCGATGGATGGAAAAGAGAGGCTGGCGCAATAAATTCTATGACAGAGTCACTCGCGATATAGTCGATGAATCCATGAAGAACTTCTAGGCTTTCAACTAGAGGTTGTATACGAATGAGTCCGCAATTCCTGAGGAGATTGCGCGCCGCCTTGAGGCCCTCAAAACAACGGCTGAAATGGAGAATTACTACGAAACTGATACAGAGCATGACCTTGATGCTTTTGAGCAAGAAGGTTATGAGTAGTTGCTTCATGATACTGCGAATGAGGAATTCAAGGTTGACTTGGATGATGATTCAGATGAGGATGAAGACAATGGTTGATACTAGAAAGAATAAAATACTTACATAGCGCCGGACCGTGTTTGATAGTGATATGCTCGATCACGGATATCGCGACGGTATCGAAATAGAAAAGGGAGTCGTCCTCAATGAAGACTACCTCGAAAAACATTATGAAGAGATTGGCAATATGCTGTCAATCTTTTCTGCATATCCAGACATTTTTCTTGATTTTATTACCCCTGCTGAATCCAATTTTGAATTATTTTTCTATCAAAGAATCACACTGCGCGCGATCATGCGTTATCGCGGTGTGTATATAACGGCGCCTCGTGCGTTCTCGAAGTCATTCATCACGATCTTGGGGTTAATGCTTCAATGCATTTTTATTCCTGGCACCAAACGATTTATCTGCGCTCCTAACAAAAATCAGTCGGCGCAGATTGCGAAAGAAAAGATCGTTGAGATCTACGACCGTTGGCCGCTAATTCGTAAAGAAGTTATCGGGGGTGATATTTCGGATACGCCCGGTAATTTCGGTAAAGACTACGTCACCCTTAAGTTTCGTAATGGTTCACAGTTTGACGTTGTCGGCGCCCTTGACTCCCAACGTGGTGGTCGTAGGCATGGCGGCCTAATCGACGAGGTTCGTGACCATGAAGAAGAGCCAATCAACGAAATCGTTCTCCCTCTTATGAACGTTTCGCGCCGACTACCCGACAACACCGTTAACCCTAACGAACCTAACCAAGAAAGAATCTTCATGACATCTGCTGGCGTCAAGACTTCTTTCGCTTATGACCTACTGCTCGACATATTCGAAGACTCTATTATCCATCCCGAAGATTCTTTCTGTATGGGATGCGATTACAGAGTGCCGCTGATGCATGGACTGCTTGACCGCACCTACATCAATAAACTAAAGACCTCTCCTTCCTACTCCGAAGAAGCTTTCGCGCGCGAATATCTCTCTATCTGGTCCGGTTCTTCTGATGAGTCTTGGTATAACTTCGACAAGCTGTAGAAGTATAGAAAAATCAAGAATCCCGAAACGCACGCAAAATTTAGAGAGAGCGACTCATGTTTTTACTTATTATCAGTAGACGTAGGACGTATTCATGACCAAACGGTCGTGTGTGTCTATCGTGTCAATATTGACAAATCAGGTAAGCATTTTGTTACTCTTGTGAATTTAATCGTGCTAGCGCGCGAGGCTGCGACAAAGACATTTGTCTAGCAAGCGATTGACATCAAACGCTTAATTCGCGACTTCCATCCGCGCGAGGTTGTCATTGATACAAACGGTTTAGGTATAGGCCTGGCCGACGAGATGATTAAACCTCATTATGATGATTTAGGTGAGTTTTATCCGGCATATGCTTTTAAGAATGATGAAACCTATTACGCCATTCAACCTAAAGATGCGCCGAAGATTCTATATAGCCTTAAAGCTAATGGACCTCTCAAATCCAAGATACATGGTAATGCTTATGCAAAGCTAAGTAGTGGAACAGTGCGCTTCCTTATCAAAGAACAAGAAGCTAAAACTGCGCTGATGGCCACTAAAACTGGTCAAAAAATGTCAGTATATAAACGAGTAGAACGTCTTATGCCGCATGAGATGACAACTAAATTATTTGAAGAAATGGCTAATTTGCGGCTAAAACGAACCGGGGTATCGACAGATATTGTTCTCGAACAAATCAATACCCGCTACCCAGACGATAAATATTCGTCATTCGTTTACGGACTCTGGCGCATCAAAGAGATGGAAGAAGAGTATACTCAAAAACGTCGAAGACGTTTCGGAGCGACCGGAGATCACAAACGTTAGTTAGTCTTTTATAATTAAGGAGGATATAGATGGCTGAATAGGAAAACCCAATGCACACTTTTGACCTATCTTCCTTTAAAAAAGCACAAGACAAAATGATCGCAACTAGCGACACCGCGTATAAGGGACGCTTCCCTGAACGGGAAAGATTCTGGCGCACTCGTAGTACGTTTACGCCTGAAGAAGTTGCGAACATTATTGAATCTGGGTCTTTAGTAGAGCAGCAACGTCTGTCTCGTTACTACTATCATAAAAATGGATACTACAAGCATATTATTATCTACTATGCTACCTTATTGAAGTATATGGGTTTACTTATACCTAATCCAGCAGCCGGTAAAAGTCTCTCCACCTCCCATATCTAGAAAAGGTATTTTAGTGCAATAGATCTTGTGGAATCTATGCAATTACCTGTGTGGTTAACGAACTGCGCTCAACGGGCGCTAGTTGATGGATGCTACTATGGTGTAAGAGTAGATACTGACAAGAACACATTTGCTGTTCTCGATTTACCTGCTCAGTATTGTTGCTCTCGTTTTAAAGACGCATCTGGAAATGACTTAATTGAATTTGATTTGGGCTACTTTAACACCATCAGTATGCTCGAAGCAAGAGAAGCGGCACTAGAAGCTTTTCCAAAAGTCATTGTCAAAGCCTATCGTAAATGGATGCGCACCAAAGGGGACCTTAATTAGAAATGGTTTATTATTCCAAGTGATATTGGAGTATGTATTCCGATTTTTGATGGTCGTCCTTTATTCCTAAGTGTTATTCCTGCAACAATAGCATATGATGATGCCGTACAAAATCGTCAAGATAAAGAAGTAGAAGACATTCATAAGATTATCGTACAACAGATTCCTCATCTTACAGATGGGCGCTTACTGTTTGAGCCGGATGAAGCGGAAGAGATTCATGCTGGCGCCGTTGGTATGTTAAAAGGTGATAAAAATATCAGTGTTTTAACTACCTATGCAGATGTTGATTCTGTCACATCTAATACTTCCGACGATAATAGTGATAAACTACTGACTCGTTTCGAGCAGAATATTTACTCCCAAGGCGGCGTTAGCGGGCAAATTTTTGCTTCCACCGGTAGCGGTACCTTGGAGACGTCTCTCGAACATGACTTGGCGTTTATGATGTACTTTGCAAACAAAGCTTCGGTCTATGTTTCAAATGTTCTTAATGAGAAATTAGGGAATGCGAATATTACTTTTAAGTATAAAATCATGCCCATTTCCCATTATAATACTTCTGAGTTTATTACAGATTCTTTCAAATTAGTTAGCTCTGGATACAGTGCATTATTACCTGCTTTAGCATTCGGTATGTCTCAAAAAGACTTACCTAATATCAAAGATCTTGAAAATGATGTCCTCAAACTTAGTGAAAAACTTAAGCCACTTGAGACTTCTTATACTCAAGGCAATGAGAAAGGAACGACCGATAACCCGAAAGGCGGCCGCCCTGAATTGCAAAGCAACGAGAAAAGTGAAAAAACGATTATAAATGAAGAGTCGCAAAGCAGAACGGGAGGAGGTTCATAATTAAATGGAAAACAATCAAATTAATTTTGAATTACCTGTTACCGTTTATGGAAATTTAGAAAAGTATAATGATGTAATTTCTAAGGGAAGATGCCGTATTTTCTATAAAGGCGCCAACCGAAATGGTACTTATATTACCGACGAATTTGCCGATAAATTACTGAGTACTATTGCTTATGCGCCAGTTAAGGGCATTTTTGAAACTAGTGAAGATGATTATACAGATCATGGTGATAAACGAAGCGAAGGGCGCATTTATGGAATTGTTCCACAAGATTACAACTTAACATGGGAGCCTCATACTGATGAGGACGGAATTGAGCGTATTTATGCTAATGTTGATGTCCTTATCTACACTGGGCTCTACTCAGAAGCCAACACCATTTTTGGTAAGTCGCAATCTATGGAGCTATATCGTAAGTCTATTAAGGGTGATTGGAAGATTATCGAAGGAAAACGTTATTACGTTTTTGAAGATGCTTGCTTCCTTGGCCTGCAGGTACTTGGAGATCATGTGGAGCCTTGCTTCGAAGGCGCGGCCTTCTTCAGTTTATATCAGTCTTTATTAGACCAAGTCGAACAATTAGATAAATTACAAGACAATTTCCAGGATAACGGACAAGGAGGAAGTACTATGCCTAGTCTTACTTTTAAGCTGTCTGATAGTCAAAAATTCGAGGCTCTTTGGGATTTATTAAATCCTAATTGCAGCGTAGAAAACGATTATGCTATTGAGTATGTTGTTTGCAGTGTTTATGATGAATATGCCGTTGCCTACAATCTTGTTGAAGGTATTTATGAGCGTGTTTATTACACCAAAGATGACGCTACAGACTCTGTAAGTATTGACAGAAAAGAGCGTTGCTACATTCTTGACGTTAATGAAGACGAAAAGAAAGCTCTTGATGCACTCCATGCATTAAATGGTAGCACTTATGAGTTAGTTGATGAAAAATTCGCTCAAATTGATGAACTCAATGCGAAAATTTCTGAAAATGACACCAAAGTTGGAGAGTTAAATACAACTATTTCTACTTTAACAATGGAAAGAGACGAGGCTAACTCTCACATGGCTGAATTACAAAGCAAGTTTGATGAAGTTTCTGCACAATATGCTGAGGCTCAAATTGCTATTGGTAGTTTAACTACTGAGCGCGATTCCCTCGCCGCTTATAAAAAGACTATTGAGGATGAGGGCAAATTAGCTATTATTAAGGCTTATATCGATTCTGTTGACGCTGCAGTTATCGAGCAGTTTACTGCTGATATAGATAATTACACTGCCGAAGAGCTTGATATGAAACTTACATACGAGCAAAAGAAAGCCCATCCTGAATTATTCGTCCAAACCCCTAAGCCTGCTTATTTTCCTAAGGATGATGACGCATCCACAGGTGGCTTAGATGGAATTCTTGCCAAATATGAGCATAAAAAATAATTAATAATTGGAGGATCATTATTATGGCTGCTACACGTATTGCCTGTGATGGATACGGCCAGCTTGAACTCAATCAAGTTGCCTTCCGTCGTGACGGTAGAATCGAAGCTCAGAGCAAGCTAAAAGCCTATGTTGCTTCTACTGCTGAAGATGGTTTCGATAAAGCGCATCCTGCTGAGAATGGCATGCTTCTCGTTTTCAACCCTACAAAGCGCGAAATCAGCAAGCCTGCCGCTGCTACCGATAAAGTTTTACTTAACTACACCACAGAGCACATGTATGATGAGAGAACTCCTGGTCTGAAGAACTTCTGCCTCGTTCCTGGCACATTCCTTCCTAGACTTGGATATCTTGCTACTGGTGACAAGTACACCACAAACTGTGTTTCTTATGACTCCGAGGACTATGATGATGAGGATGCTTTCTGGGATGCTGTTGCCGCTTGCGACGCCACTCCCCTTTATGCTTGCCCATGTGAAGATGGTTCTCACCTTGTTTCCGATTCTGCGACCAACGCTGTTGCTCAGGTCGTGAAGGGAGACACAATGCCGGACGGCCAAAAGGCCATCCAGTTTATCGCACTTTAATTAAAGGAGGTACAAAGCAATGACTATTAACGAATTAAGAGAATTAGCTCGTCATGCTGCTCATCGTACTGCTCCTGAAAACTACAGTGTTGTAAGTGTCGATAAAGCATTAGCTGACGGCTTCAAGGAAATTGCTGGTTCTATCAACGCTTTCATGAAGAACCGTTATGATATCTATGATATCATTATTGAAAACGCCGATGAAATTGTTCCTGCCCAGGTTATGGCGCAGTTCGGTCAGTTCGCTGAAGTCCGCAATGTTGCTCAGGGCGACAAAGTGCTCTTCAAGAGAGGACCTCTCGGCAAAGCTCGCGCTAAGAAGTTCCTGACTCAGGTCGGCCTTAGTGGCGTTTATGAGAGCTTCCGTCTCGACAAGGAAACCTTCACTGTTGGGATGAAGGCTATCGGCGGCGCCGTTTCCATCGACTTCGAAAGAATGCTCGATGGTGCTGAGACTCTCTCCGAGTTCATGGCCGTTCTTACCGAGGCTCAAGTTGATGGCATTTATGGCGAAATCCAGAACGCTCTTATGAGCGCTATGGCTAATATGCCTGCGGCCAACTATGTTTCTGGCGGCTACAGCGCTACAGCGCTTCAGGCTCTTGTTAACACAGTTAAGGCTTACGGCGGTGGTGCCACCATCTTCGCTTCTCCTGAGTTTGTTGCTGCTATGGGACCTGATGCTATCGTTCCTGCGATCGCTAATGCTGCCCAGGCTATCTACCCTCAGGATGATATTGATTCCATTCACAACACAGGTCGCATTCGCATCTTCCGTGGAACTCCTATTGTTGAGTTAAGACAGTCCTTCGTAGACGAGAAGAATGAGCAGATTATGATTAATCCTCAGTTTGCTTACGTTCTTCCTACTGGCAACGACAAGATTGTCAAGATCGTCATGGAAGGCCAGACACAGATTTATGATGCTGTGAACCGTGACCAGTCCATCGAAGTTAACACCTATCGCAAGGTTGGCGTTGGCATTCTTGCCTACAACAACTGGGGTGTATATCAGAACACAGGTATCGACGACTCCAAGTGGTATGATTCTGGTGTCCTTGACATCGATGTTGACTTACATCAGAAACCTTAAGTCTCTGTGACACATTGAGGGGAGGGGTAAATCCCCTTCCCTCTTAATTAATAATAAATGCTCGTAGACGAGTGAGTTAAAGGAGAAAATTTAATATGGAAAACATGATTTATGTTTCTAGCGCGAGTGATCATACACTCGTTATGTTCATTCCCGAGATGAATCTGTCCAAAACTTGGACTAAAAGAGGATAGAGATATCCATTTACCAGAGAACAGTTAATTCAGGCTTATTACAATCCTTCTGTTGAATATATGTTTAAACAGGGGCTACTTGTTACTGAAGATAAGGAATTTCTACAGGCTGTCGGTCTTATGGAAGAAGATGGCACTATGGAAGTTGTTAGCTTGACTCCAGATTTACTTAATCGTATGATTAAGCTAATGCCGGTTGCTGATGTTAAGCAGCATGCGGCGAAGCTATCGCATACACAGTTAAATGAACTGGGCGAGTATGCAGTGGCGCATTATCAGGATCTCAAGCTAGATCGTATTGACTTATTAAGCAAATTAACTGGTAAAAATCTATTAAAGGCGATTGAGAATTACAAAGCAGCACAGGAGGGATAATTATGACCTCTTACGATACAATATATAAAGCTTTTCTAGCGCGCATCCTTGAAGATGAGTGGGAGAATTGGCTAATTGAAGAGGCTGAACAGGATTGGAGAGAGATTCTGGAGGCGGCCTTGCCTTGGTTTAAATTTCCAAGAACGTCCCTGGACCATGACGAAAATGGCTTTAGTGGTGATCTTCGTCAATCTGAAATACAGATTATTGCTAATTATATGAAGTGCGAATGGCTTAATCGCTGCATTATGACTTGGGAGAATGTCAAGCCTCTATATGTGGAGAGAGACTTCTCGCAAGCTAACTTAATTGATAAACTCACTAAGATGCTTGAAGCAGAAAGAAAGAACGCATTAGCATTAGAGAGTGTTTATTATCGCTCGCGCGAGGGTAAGCCTTTTGACTTCACTAGATTAGCAACACGAGCGGAAAATGCCCTTAAGTGAAGAATATCGAAACAAATTAAAGAATAGACTTTTTGGGTTATTGTGCGAATGCGAGAAAGGGCGCGAATGGCGCAAATACCTTGATGCCATTCTCATTGAGTTATATGGCTTTGATGAGGTTAATAAGACTGCGGCCTACTATCATTTAGTACATAACCTGAGTTCATGTCGGTATCTTGCCTATGAGTTTTTCCGTAGTACAATCTTTGATTGTATGAGTTTGGTGGATAAGATATGAGCTACTATGATGAAGTTTATTTAAAGCGATTAAATCGCTATGGTCTAGATTATCAATCGCGCCTTCAGGGACAGCGCGAGCGTAATTTTGAGAATTATTTACTAAAAACACCTTTTAGAATTGATTTTTAGTATGATGATAAATTATAGCCTGCTAGTTTAGAGAGATCTAAACAAGACTATTCAGAAACACAAGCTTATCTTTTAACGAGAACTAGTTTAGATATACCAAATGGGACCATTTTGGAAATTATTACACAAGATGGTGCGAAGCAACCATGGATGATATGGTGGCTTGAACATATTGCATCAAGTGGATATAATAAATATATGGTTCTGAAGATGACGCATACACTAACGTGGACTGTAGCCGGTCAAACTTATGTTCAATGGGGCTATTTCCGTGGTCCTGGTACAACCAAGATCCGTGATTCAATTAAGTCTTATATGGGCGAATCAGTTTGGGCGGAGAATGATAATCTTTATATGTTTATTACTCCATATCATAAAGAACTCTATAAAGAGCTGTATTTTACAGCTATTGAAGCAAATACTAAATCAGCTTTTATTACCACTGATATTGATATTACCTCAACAAAAGGCGTCGCTTATGTCTCGGTTGATCCAACATTATTACGCGATGAAAGCGCGCCGCCTACATAGGGTGAAAACGATAATAGTGAAGACTTTTATTGGCTAACCGGAGGTGAGACAAATGGCAGTCCGTAATTGTATAGAGATTGGAGAGAATTTACAGAAGATTATGGTTCGTTTATTAGCAAATGATGATTTAGTGAAGTTATTATTCTATAATGATGCTGATCCATTTAGTCATGCAGCGCTAACAGACGAAGAAAAGCGTACATTGGTCTTTAATAAATTGATTAGAATTGTACCGAAAGTTACTCCGCATGAAACTAGTCAAAGCGTTATATCTATTCGTATTGTTAATGGTATTAAAACTAGTAACAATAATGAGTTCCGTAATATTCGGTTAAGTATTGAAGTATTTGTTCCGTGGGATTAGTGGTTATATAAAAGCACTAATTTGCGCCCGTTCGCGATTTTAGGATTAATTCAAGAATCACTCGAGGGGAAGACTATAAATGGCTTAGGCAAGATTACTGGTGGGAATTTTACATTAAATTTCCTTACTGATGAAGTTGCTTGCTATGAAGCTACTTATGACATCATAACTTATGATTGATCCTCTTACCTTTTTGGGTTTACCTTTGGAGTTTAGGTCTATTTGTAAGATCTATCCTCCAAAGGTAAAAGATATTATTTCTAATCCTAAAGCGATGCAGTTGTTTAAGTTGCTTACTTACTCGCAAGAAGATATTGAAGACTTATTACAACAAGATCAAAAAGATGCACACGGCGCCCCAGATAAAAAAATACCGACCCCTCTTGAATTTATATTGATTAATTCATATAAAAATAAAGAGTTTAGTCAATTAATTGAAGAAGCATTTCAATTATTTATACACGAACCCATTACTTTGGTATATGAGAGTAAACTGATATTAATTGGAGATGTACAAAATCTTGCTACCATTACTGATATAAAAACGTTTAGGTATTTATCTGAAGATACATTTTTTGAATTTCAAAACCTAATACGAGAATCAATGGGCGCAGAACTTGCATCTATACCCGATCCCAATGAAAACGCAATTGTCAAGCGTGTTAAGGCCGCCGGTCGGCGCCGTAAGCGTCTTGCTGCAAAAAGTAAAAAAGGAATTTCACTTACTACGAGTTTGGGAGCAATTTGTTGTATGGGGATAGGATTAACTCCACTTAATATTGGAGAGATAAGTTATGCTTCTATTGATGTCATTATGACTTTATATCAATAGAAGGAAAAATATCAAACTGATATAGACAGTTTGATGGCTGGGGCGGATCCTAAAAAAGTTCACCCAAAATATTGGATTAGAGAAAAATCTGATTTTAGTGACATTAAAATCTAAGGAGGATTTAACGTTATGGCTACTACTAGAGTAACCCCTTATGGCCTTAAGGAAGTTGCCGATGTTTACTTTTTCCCTGTTGGCACCACTATTACAATTAGTTCTGCTGTAACTTCTGCGTCAAGTGGCTATGTGGCTCCTTATATTGCTGCATCCGCTACTGCCGAGTTCATCTTCGATACCCTCAAGGTTTCGAACATTGAAGTTTCCGCTGAAGATACTTCTGCTACTGGTGGTCAGGGCAATCCTGAGCTGATTAGCTGGAGCTATGGTAAGGAAATCACCTTCACAATGGAAGATGCTGTTTTCTCGCTTTCTACTATCGACCTCATGTTTGGTGCCCATGGTTCTGGAAGTGGTGTTGCTGATAAGAGCGATACAAGTATTGTTGTTGATGCCGATACATTCCCATCCAACTATCACATTGTTGGTTCTACATATATCCGCAACAAAGACACTGGTGTCGACGCGCCATTCATCTTTGAAATTCCGAATGCGAAGATTAATGTTGGTGGTACATTAACAATGGAAGCCGATGGCGATCCTACTACATTCGAAATGACAATTAAGGCTCTGAAGTCTGCTGACAAGTCCCTCGTTAAGTTCCATCGTATTGACGCTGGGGCCTCGAGTTCTCACGAGTCTTCAAATACCCAAACAACTACCTAATTGGATACGCTATGAAAGGGGGAGGATGGTAACATCCTCCTTCTTTTGATGGAGGATAGAAATGGATGAATTCGGACTGAAAGAATTGTACGAAGTCACCATCAGAACTACTTACCCAATAGAGGTAAGTGGGAGAACTCTTGCAAGTGGAGAAGTCATTGCGGCCTTCGACAAGATTTAGATTGCTAATATTTAGGAAGTCAAAAATAGTGTCGCGGCTCGTGGTGGCTGGGATAACCGAGGATTAGTGTATTGGGATTCTACGCGTGAAGTGCGCATTAGCTTTACGCAGGGGATCTTTTCTAAATCTCAATTAACATTAATGACTGCGGCAAAACTGGTTTAGTCTGTTAATGAACCGATCATTCTGACTAAGCGCGAATGCGTTGAATCAGACGAAGATAAGGTAATTACATTAGCAAATGAAGCAGTTTCTCCAATCTTTGTATATGAGGTTTCTACTGGTGAAAAATTGACTTATACAGTAGTAGATAGTAAGCATTTAGCAATAAATACGGCTTTTACTGATTGCATAGTTGATTATTCATATCAATATATCAAGAAATTTAAACAGTTGATAATTGGGCAAGCGCTTACCACAGGATTCCTTACCTTCACGGGTAAAACGAGAGTAAAGGACGATATAACTGGACAAACTCATACTGGTATTTTCTATGTACCAAAGTTGAAACTAACGTCTGATTTATCTATGCGCTTAGGGGAGAATGCGTAGCCTCAAATCGGAAGATTTGATGCGCTTGCTATACCAACAGGAGACAGAAGGAATACAGAGGTAATGCGCCTGACCCTTCTGGAAGATGATATAGATAGTGACATGTGATAAGATCGGCATTAGTTTCAAGAGAAACTAATGCTGATTTTTATTACATAAGGAGGGAAAGTAAATGGCAAAGGAATTTACTTATAAGTTAAATATTGATGCTGAAACCAATGCATTAACTAATAAACTGAAGAGTATTAGTACTTTATTAGCAAATTTAGGACAGTCTGGACAAGAGCCTCAAATTCAAAAAATACTCACGCAAGTTACTGCTAAATTAGATGATCTTAAATTAAAAGCAAGTACTCCTATTAGAACTGCTAGCGCTTTTGCGCCAATGGAAAAGGATGTCGCTAAACTTAATTAGTTATTTGCCACCTTAGGGACTGAAATTAGTAAAGTCGCATCTCAAGATGGTTTAAAGAAACTATCTATTTTGCCGCCAGATGCAGTAAAAAGAGTTACTAATGCCGCTAAAGGATTTGAAGCTTATGACGCCGCAGTTAAGCGTGCCAATGAAAATTCCAAAGAATATAATAATACTCTAAAGATCTTAAATGAGCGCCAAGAAGCTTTAAAATCAAATTAGATTTAGATTGCGGGATTACAGGATGCACAAGGTGACAATCTCAAAAAACGTGCATAGTTAGAACAAGAAATTGCTACTGCAAGAGCAAATAATGATTAGGAGACACTGCAGAGGGCTTAGCAAGAATTAAAGTCTTTAGAAAGTATTTATAATAGACAATAGAGTAGTATTGATCAATTAACTGCATCATAGACACGTTTAAAGACTTAGTTAGAAGAAGCCCAAAACGCTTTTAAGAAAGCAGAAAAGGCTTAGGATGCGAGCAAAACATAGCAGTTAACAGTAGCTTTTTAGTAGTTAATTATTGCCATGCGTGATGCAGGCATTGCATTTGATGGTTTACGAACTAATGCCGACGGCACTTTATCTCGTACTGCAGGTAATATTGCTGAATTACGAGCACGTGTTGAAGAATTAACTAAAACCGTAACAATTGAAGCAGATGCGGCTTATAGTAAAATAATCACTGAGACTAACGCTACAGCTGATGCTACTAATAATGTAACTGCAGCTTTACAACGTGAAACCGTTGCATTTCAAGAATAGAATGAGGCCGCTAGTGAAGTTGATGGCTTAGTAAGCCGTATTAAATAGTTTACTGGTTTAACTGGTGCTGCGTTTATGATGCGTCGTGCATTACAGAGCGCTCTTAATACAATTAAAGAGCTCGATGCATAGATGACTGAAATGGCTGTTGTTACAGATCTCGGTATTGGAGATTATTGGAAACAACTTACTGCGCATACAGAACGTGCTAATGCGCTTGGTATGGCCATTAAAGACGTCTATGAAGCAGAAACACTTTATTACTAGCAAGGTTTAAAAGCTGCTGAAGTTACTGCATTATCTACTTCGACCTTAAAAATGGCTCGTATTGCAGGACTTAGCGCAGAAGATGCTACTAATAAAATGACTGCGGCACTTCGTGGTTTTAATATGGAAATTAATGAAACAAATGGTGACCGCATTGCTGATGTTTATTCTAAACTTGCGGCTATTACGGCATCGGATGTTGAAGAAATTTCTACTGCTATGACTAAGACTGCATCAATCGCTTCGAGTGCAGGTATGGAGTTTGAAACTACTGCGGCTTTCTTATCACAGATTATTGAAACAACACGTGAGTCTGCAGAGACTGCTGGTACCGCTTTAAAGACCGTTATAGCCCGTTTCCAAGAATTAAAGAAATCACCCGATGAAATTGGCGAAGTTGATGGTGAGATTATTGATGCTAATAAAATTGAAACTGCTTTAAGAACGGTTGGCGTCGCTCTTCGTGATACTAGTGGTCAGTTCCGTGCATTAGACGATGTCTTTCTTGACCTTGCAGCTAAGTGGGATTCACTTGACATGAATACATAGCGTTATATTGCTACTATTGCTGCTGGTTCTAGATAGCAATCACGTTTTGTTGCTATGATGAGTGATTATGCTCGTACATAGGAGTTAGTGAGTGCTGCTAATACTGCAGCTGGCGCTAGTAACGAATAGTTTGCAAAGACTTTAGATTCATTATAGAGTAAACTCGCTGCATTAAAGAATGCTTGGGATACATTTACTATGGGTTTAGCTAATAATGAATTTATTAAAGCTGCTGTTGATGCTTTGACTAAAATGCTTAATTTATTAAATCAAATTACAAAAGGCTTTGGTCCATGGAGTAGCAGTGCTTTAAAAATTGGATTAGTAACTAGTGCCTTAATTGCTGGAAATAAAGCTTTAAAAATCTTTATGGCTACAATGCGTTCATCTAATGCTAGTTTAACTACTTTTCAAAAGACAGGACGCGGATTAAAAGCTATATTTGCTTCATGGCGACAAAGTTTTTAGACTTTACGTAAATTTATTTTTGGAAAACAAGACGTAGAAGCTATATTACAGTATCGAAATGCTGTATAGGCTACAGCTGATGCAACAGCTAAAGCCGAAGCAGCAAGTGCAAAAGCTAATAGTACTATTATAGCTGGAACGAGTGCAGCGACTACTTACCAAAAAGAGGCTGAGCTTGCTACAAAAGGAGTGACGATAGCTAAAGAACAGGAAACTATAGCTGAAGAGAAGTTAGTTGCTGCATTTAGTTTGGATACTGCTCAATAGGCAATTTATAATCAATTACGTGAAAAAGGCCTTGAGGCTGATGCTGCAGCGACTATAGCTAAATTAGGTTTAACTGAAGCGGAGTGGGCTAAATTACCAGCAGATACAAAGAATCTTTTAATGCAAGAAGCTTTGAATAAATCTACTTTAAAAGGCACTATAGCCACTTTAGGATTACGTGCTGCGATTTTGTTAGAAAAAATTGGTTTAGGTGGCTTATTAGGCGTAAAATCTACTAGTATTGCATTAACTAAAGCATAGACTACTGCTAATTATAGCTTATGGGCTTCATTGTGGCCAATTTTAGTCATTATGTTAGCTATTGGCGCAGCAGTTGCTGCTATTTGGGGTGTAGTAAAAATATTTTAGGCACTCAAAGCAGAATCTCCAGCTGGGCAGTTAGATGCAGTAACTAAAGCGTTAGCAGAAACAACAACACGCGCAGAAGATGCTAAAGAAGCTTATAATGATTTAAAAGATACATTAACTTCTTTAGATGATTAGTATAAAGCTATAGAAGATTTAACACAGGGCACCCGTGAATGGCAAGAGGCTTTATTGTCTGTTAATGCTACAGTTTTAGCTTTACTTGATAAATATCCATAGTTAGCTCAATATGTAACATCTACTAATGGTATTTTACAATTAAGTGAGAAGGGTACGGATGCATTATTACAAACATAGCTTGAATCCATGCAAGGAGCCTAGGCGGCAGTAGCCGTTATGTAGCAACAAAAAAATGCCGCAGTAGCTAATTATCGTTATTCATAGTTGTCTGATAAGGCTACTGCAAGTCGAGAAGGGTTAACTACTGCACTTGGTGCAACAGCAGGTACTCTTATAGGAAATATCCCTTTCTTAAATATTGGAATAGGCCTTGCTTAGTTATATTCATAGAAAGGAAGCGCAAAAGGGTGGCGCGATTGGGCGCTTTCTGTTTTTGCAGGTCCAATTTTGGGTGCTGGTGTAGGTATTTCAGCAGGATTAGAGGGGCATGAGGCTTCTCGTGAAAAAGGCCGCGATATAACTAGTAGATTTGCTCAAGAATTGGCAGCAGGTAAATTTAGTAATGAAGAGGAGATACGTGCATGGCTGAAAGAGCAAGGCATGTCTCGTTCTAGTATTACTAATTGGATTAAACAGATTGGTGATATTAGTGGTAAATCTGCACAAGAATTAGCCGAGTATGGACAAGAGTTGCTTAAATTAGAGGCTGCAAATAAAGCATATTCTCAAAGTATTATTAATAATGCTATAGGGATGCTATCTAATGGACATTATACTAATGAAGAATTATAGTAGATGCAGAATATTGGCACCAATTTAATGGATAAAATTATAGAAGAAATGAATACTTCTATTGGTTCCAAAAATCTTAAGAAAGATTTAGATTATTTATCATATTGGGAAGCTATTTATGGACAAGGCGAAGTTGAAATCACTAGGAAGGGTGCAGTTAAAGTTCGTAATGATGAAGGCAAATTTGTTGAAAAAGTAAATGCTGATGTTGCCAAAACAGAATACGCTGCCGCTGAAGCTGCCAAAGAGATGGCTAAACGTTTACAAGAATTACCAGCAGCACTAGATCAAGTAAGTAGTAGTTTACGTGGTGTTAAACAAAATGCTAGTGAAGCAGAAACAGCCTTGAAACATGCCTTTGGTAATGATTAGGGCATGGATTTGGTTCGTGAAGATTTAAAGCTTTTAACAGAATCTTATCGTGATGCAATGTGGGAGAATAATGCAGAACTAAGAGCGATTTATGGTGATTCTGAAGAAGGTTATGCATTATTTGTTGCGGATATTACTGAACGTCGTAAATTAGCGAATTAGGCCTTTAGAGATAATGCGACAGCTTTGCGGCAAATGGGATTAAAAGGTTTCCAATTTGATTCTAGTTTAACTGCCGGAGCCGAAAAGGGGTTAGTAGAACATTTAGCTTAGGTTGCTGCAATATCTGGTGCTGAGAGCGCCCGAGCATACGGAGACAAATTAAATACACTATTAGATTCTGTTACAGAAAAAGAGCGGAATGCTTTAGTCTCTTAGTTAAATGCTATTAACTGGCATGATGCAGATGCTTTAGAGAAGCTTCCAGGCATTTTGCATGAACTATAGATTAACATACCAAATGATACATTAAATGAATTTATTGACGATACCAAGGAAGCAGCCCAAGCTTTACATAATGTTGACTTTAGTGCATTAAATGAATAGTTAACTGATTTAAATCGTTTACTTTATGACATTGCTACTAATACTTAGGGGCGTATTTTTGAAGAAGATACTTATGAGCAATTAATTAAGTTAGCACCTGAATTAGCTAGTAACTTTACTAAAAATAAAGAAGGTAAATATATTTTTCAGGGTGGTGAATTATCAGACATTAAGGCAGCAACAGCTTATACTGAAGACCGTATCCTCGAAGGAATGTCTACTATTCAAGGGTAGATTAATGCTGCTAAGATATTAGATGACATTATTGGTAATGGCGAATCGCATTTTGAGTCCTCAACTTGGTTAGGTAAATTATTAGGTGCTGAAGGTAATCTTAAGGCGTTTAATAGATCCGATAAGTGGACTTCAGAGGAATAGAAGAGCTTTATACAAGAATTCTTGGATGTGGCTAATGCTTCGAATTTATCTATTTAGGGTGTTTCTGACCATTTAAGTAATAATACAACAGTAGATACTCTAACGGATGATGTAATTAAGACTATAATAGAAGACTTAAAGAACTATTTTGGATAGAGCCAAACACTTAAAGAACAATTCCCTGAAGCCATCATGGCTGCTGTTACTGATTCTTTAAAAGATAACCCATATTTTAATAGTTATACTAATGATTTAATGCAATCTATGGAAACACGCTATACAGATGCTACAGATTTAGAGATTGCTTAGTACAGAATACGTCGTGCTTCAACCATTGGTTAGGCAATTGATATTGGAATCGCTGAAACTGATTCGCGCGCGGTATTACAGTTAAATCAACGATTAATTGAATTAGAAAATGCTGGTCAAACTGGTACTGAACAATATCGTGCATATGCAAAAGTTATGAATGAGTTTATGCGTACTTTAGGTGGAAAGTCTTCGTTTTAGACTATGTATCAAGGTATGCAAGAAAACGTGAAAGCTACTGCAGAGTTATTAGAAACATATTAGAAAACCACAGATGAACAAGAGAAGATGTATTTAGTATCTCAAATGATGCGTGAATTTGATATTCAGACTACTGAAGAAAATTATGAAAAAATTGCAGGTTATACTGAAGCATATTTATCAGGTGAGGAATAGGGGTTTAAGAATATTGCTAATATGGCTGGAGTTGCTGCAGGCATTATATATGAGGGTGAAGAATAGTTATATGACTTTATGAATTATAAGCTCTTTGATTCTATGAATGCAACTATGCAAAAATTTGCCACGGCCATGTTGGATGCACGTTACGCTTATATTAATGCTGAAGGTGAATTTATTTGGGGCTGGAATGTGCTTAATGATTTAGCTGAAGAGGCTTATGATCGTGCGAAAGCATGGGAGAACCCTTATGATTGGCTATGGAATGCTAATTAGCGCGTTAATGCCACTTTACGCGAACGCAACGATTTAGAGCGTGCATATTAGTTAATGCTTGAAGACAATGGGTCGACTGTTGATAAAATTGCTAAAAATTTATCTGATCAAGTAACTTTACTTCAGAAACAGGCTAGCTATGAAAAAGGTATTTATGATAGCGCAAAAGATGAATTAACTCGTATGCTTTCTAAAGATGAGCTTGGTAAAATAGGTTTACCGCCAGAATTATATAGCTTAATTCAAGGTAATATTGCTATCGGGTCATATGGATAGGTTACAGTTAATAAAGATGCTTTATATGCGGCAGGATATACTAATGAAGTTGGTGATGTAATTGGTACCATCATTGACAAAGTAGACTCTTTATCAGATACCATGGCTTCTGCTTATGAAACCAATCAGGAAATTGAAGATAGATTGCGCGAAATTCAAAAAACTGGTAAAGAGCAATATGATAGCTTAGTTGATCGTGTTACTGAGGCCTTGCGTTAGTAGTATTAGCGTCAAATAGATACCTTAAATGACGTTCATGATGCCATTACTGATGCTGCTAATAGTTTGGTTGATAAATTACAAGAAAAAATTGATGATGATCGTGCAGCGCGTGAAGATGCTAAAAAGATTGAATCTTTATAGGATAAATAGGCGGCTATTGCGTATCTTCAGGCTAGTGGTGGTAGTGCATTAGAGATTATTTAGGCACAAAAAGCATTAGAGGATGAAACTGAAGCATATCAAGATAGCTTAGTTGATAAGTCTATTCAAGAGATGTCCCGTGCAAATGAGTAGGCAGCAGATCAGCGGCAAGAGTAGATTGATATTGCTTAGGCTCAATTTGATTGGTGGTCTGAAAATGATGCCATACATGATGCCGAGACCGCGGTAAATGATTCATTAGAAAAAATAGCTAGTGGTTTAGCTCCAGATTAGACGGGTATTGCCACTTTATTAGCAGAAGAAGAAAAAGTTAAAACTAAAACTTAGGAAGGTATTACTGATTGGTATAAGAGTTTAAATGCTGATTCTAATTTAGCTGCGATTCATACTGGTTTAGTTGGCGACACTAATTCAGTTAATGCCACTATTAGCGGTTTATCTCAGGCTTTAGATAGCGCTTTAACAAATGAGCAATCGGGTATTATAGCATTAAATCAAGCAATGAAAGAAGATTTGCACAAGTTACATGTTAATACTGGTAATGCTTTAACTGATGATAATCATTTTAAAATTACTAATACAGAATTTTAGGGGAAAGTAGATGCATTAGTAACCGCATTAAATGCTATTGCTCAAAAGTATGTAGGTGCAGATTTTGCTGAAGGTCAAAAGGTTGGTGAAGATCGTGGAAACGGCACAACTAACGGCGGTATTGATAAACTAGAGCCATAGATTAGTATAGCAGAAGCCTAGGATAGAGGTATATATTTAGAAGAAGGTAGCTTAATAAGTGCTGGCGAAACTTCTAAGGAGCTATATGTAGATTCATCTACATTAGCAAAACGGCTGTATGTAGGTGATGATGATTATTATTACGAAGCTGCAAAGAATGTATTTTATAAATATGCAGATATGATTTGGGATCCAATTTATGGCTTATATCGTATTCCAGCAGATACCGCTTAGTGGAGCATACCCCGTTTTGCTACTGGTGGTCTTGCGGACTTTGCTGGTCCTGCTTGGCTTGATGGTACTGCTTCTGCTCCAGAGTTGGTTCTTAATGCCACAGATACTGCTAATTTCATTACCCTCAAAGATATTCTTGCCGAAATTATGCGCGGTACCCAAGATCGTTCTAATTCCGACATCGGCAATAACTACTACAACATCGACGTCCACGTCGAATCTATTGATTCTGATTACGACGTTGATCAGGCGGCCGAGCGCATTAAAGAACTTATCGAAGCCGACGCCATGTATCGTAATGTAACCGCAGTTCCACAAACTCGTTAATCTAAAAATACAGAGCAAACCTAACGCATTTTTACTTATTAATAGTGGAAAAGGATGTACCCACTGTGATTCGTCACAGTGGGTACTTTATGAACTAGTGGGGTGAAGGAGTATGGAAACAAAGGGCCACCATGGATCCTTTTTAGGGTTTACATACAATGGAATACATTCATCTGCACTGGGAATTACGCATGTTAGTACTAGTAACCGATATACAGATGCTATTATACCCGTAACAAAAGATACTACCGCTAGTATCTAGGGAATTGATGGCATGGTATATTGGGGTACTATATATACTAAGCGGACATTCACAGTGTCTTTTGCTTTTGATGGAGTTTCGGAGGAAAACCTCAAAAAGCTAAGGAATTTCTTGGATGGTAAGTATATTCGAGATCTAATTTTCGATGAACGACCATATAAGATTTATTCGGCAAAGATCACTGGCACTACGTTAGCAAAATATATCGCATTTGATGACAATGGCGCAAACATATATAAAGGTGAAGGCTCTATTACTTTTACTTGTTATTTCCCTTATGCTCGAAGCCGTTATGCTTGGTAGGAAGATTATACGATTGCTAATATTCCTGAATGGTCAGACAATGCAGATACTTCACTTGCTCAATGCGGGAATATTTATTACGATTTTGAAGTCGAATAGGACGCAGTAGGCGCCCTGTCGAATTTGACTACCATGGGGTTTGAGTGGGTATCGCCAACATCTCTTATTATTGATATGACAGATACTACTGCTTATGGTATTACAATGAATGGTGGTATTATTCCGCGTGATGCTGAAGTTGGTAACACTTATGTTAACTATGACGATTGGATTGAATCTAGTCACATACCAAGTCGCGCTGATTATGGTACTTATGACGATGCCACACAAAGTATCACTTTATTTAATGCTGGTGATGTAGCAATGCCGACACAATGGCGTTTCCGTGTATCTGATACACCACAAACTATTACTTTTATTTGTGATGGGGAGACTAAATTAGTTCTATCAAATGTGCGGCAGTCACATATTGTTAGTCCCACAGGGGCTGGTGCAGATGCATATATTATTATTGATATGCCTCGCGCCACTATTTAGGGATATGATTAGTATTAGCGCCCGACTGGTCGACTATATCATGAATATATTACCGAAGGCAATTTCTTTGGTATTCCGCTTGGCGCTCACAGTATTGAGGTTCCCAAACCTCTTGAAATAAAGTTTAATTATTTATATTTATAAGGAGGCAGATATGAGTGTACTAAATAAACCATACGAGTTGTCTATTTGGGAAGATGTCGTGGTCAACAACGTTGTTACTGAATAGAAGCTATGTATTATTGGCTCTCATACTATGGTTTCATAGTCGCGTGCATTATAGCCTAAGTTGGTTCCAAATATTAATGGGACTAATACTTTTTCTTTTATGATTTATTATCGTTTTAAAGATACGGTTACCGGAGAAGAAGTAGATAATCCTTTTGCTCAATATCTGACCAATGAGCGCAAATTAAAGCTACATTATGGCGATAAGTGGTATGATTTTATTATTAAGAATATTAAGATTGACTCAAATAAGCATTCTTATGATATTACGGCTACTGATCAATATATTAATGAGTTATCTAAAAATGGTTTCAATCTAACATTTGATGCATAGTTAAGGAATAATTTAGGAACTATTTAGTATTTAGCGCAAGAGGCGCTTGAAGAGACAGATTGGATTGTACCTGATGTATTAGATGTAGATCCTAATGATGCATCGCGAGTTTCAGAATTTATTGCTGATCGTTAGAAAGAATCATTAGTGAATTTAACTATTACAGGATCGGTTAACGCTTATCCAATTATAGATGATGATCCAACAGGTAATGTAATACTTGGAACACCAGTAACATTTACAAACGGAAATGTACTTGGTTTTTATTCTTGTTGCAAGTCTGCTAATCCTTTCTTCTCATTCATTTACGTACCTGATCTCGCTACTCTTGAAAGAGATGACGAGCGCGTGATTAAAACTAAAAATTGTCAGTATATCATATTAAATACTACATATCAAGCCGCGCTACCTAGATACGGGATTTAGTTGCCCACTAATTTTGAGTTAACAGATCTCTAGCCTGCAATTAATAACACTTATCGTGGTGCGAGATATGTATATGCGCCATTGGTTAAGTTTAATACAACTTTATAGAAATATGTAACTGAATATACAAAAAATGGACAACGTGGTTATGGTTTTACAGATACTACATACGAGGCGCCCAATTTTATACAAAACTGGGTAACTAATCCAAATAGCTTTACATCAACTGCTGGTTGGGATACTGCGACATTAGCTGGTGTTGCTGGCAATCGTGGTAAAGTAAAGACTGAAGCAATCCGTAATGATGATAGTTCTGGTACCACATTGATTGAGGACTTAAAAAACGGAGTAATTTCTGGCCATACATATGAGGCATTGCTCAAATTTTATGATAATTCTAGTGCTGTTGCAGTAAATACCGGTTTTTATGATAGCCGTACTGCTATTTAGGCTTTGGAGAATGGTACTCCATATATTATCCGTATCCGCAGTTCGAATAATAATGTACGCATACGTGTTGGGCAATATACTTATGATAGTGTAAATCATATTTATACCATTGGCGCCAATGATCCACATACTTTTTTAGATACTAATGACTCAATTGCAACCACTACAAGTGGTGAATATAAATAGTTTGTTGTTAAAGTTAAAAATGCTACATTAACTCCTAATGAGTTTATGAAACAATATGGCGGAAAAGTTGTTATTATTATCAGTGGTATTACTAATAATTATTCATTATTTGATTTTTAGATTTATGAAGGCATTTAGAAGGCTAATGGCAATTGGATGACGCCAGAAGACTAGGCGACTGCTGCAGTAATTGTAAATACATCATACATCTATGATGCCGATACCATTGACGATGCTACTGTTAATCAAACGCGTAAGGATTTTAATTATATCTGGAAAGATACTAGAGAACCTATTACTGATGGTTGGCAAGCTATATATTCTTTTGAAAAGCGTCGTGGTCTCACAATTAAAGAGTCAAATTATTATAATATAATTCAAGTTTTATGTGAGAACTTTGAGTGCTGGGCAGAATATTATGTCGAGCATGATAACTATGGTAATATCTTATCAAAATAGTTATATTTCCATAATTACACAGGCGATTATAATTATGCCGGCTTCCGTTATGGTGTAAACCTTAAATCTATTACTCGTACTGACGATTCTAAGCAAATTGTCAGTAAGCTTATTGTCAAATAGAATAGTAATGAATTTGGCGAGCATGGTTTCTGTACTATTGCTCGGGCGCCTTCTAATGAAACTGGTGAAACTTATATTTATAATATTGATTATTATATTAATCAAGGTTTGTTAGCGGCCGCCGATTGGAATACTATTGTTTATGATTTGGCTGGAGCGCAAGGTAAGGATTTAGATCCTACTGCAACCACGACTAATAGTAATGGTTACTATGTTCGTCTTGCTGCGATTAATGAATAGATTACTTATTATAATGAAGGGTTAATTAATCGTTCAGTGGCTCTATCTAAAGCTAAAGCAGAATAGACAGTAGCTTCTAATGGTTTAATTAGTGCACAAGATAATCTTAATAAAGCCGCAAATTCCTTCTAGTTAATGTTTGGAGTCGAGTATACGCATGCCAATTTGGCTAATTAGGGTATGCTAGAGGCAAATCCTAATTATCTTGTTAAATGCGCCGAAGCGCAAATGCAAGTGCAAGAATATACTGCACGCGCTCAATAGGCTACTACATATTATGAGACATTAAAGACAGAATATGAAACGATTGAAGAGAATTTTAAGACTTGGTGCGAATACAAAAAGGAATTAAATCGCGCCTTCTATGCTAAATTCTATCGTTATATTCAAGAAGGCACTTGGATTAGTGAAGATTATTATGATGACGAGCTTTATTATTTAGATGCTACTTCAGTACTTTATAATTCTTCAGTTCCAAAAGCTACTTACAATATTTCGGTACTTGAACTTAGTCAGTTAATTGGTTATGAAGATTTTACTTTTGGATTAGGCGACCGTACTTATGTTGAAGACCCAGAGTTCTTTGGTTATGATGACAATGGCGCACCAATTCGTGAGTAGATAGTCTTAACTGAAATTACATATAATCTTGACTCTCCAGATAAGAATAGCATTAAAGTTCAAAACTATAAATCTCAATTCCAAGACCTCTTTAAACGCATTACCGCTACAGTGCAATCCGTACAATACTCTACCGGTTCTTATGACAAGGCGGCCGACCTTGCTAATGCTAATGATGACCAAAAGAGTGCATTTTTACAAGGTGGGTTAAATGATGCTAGTACAGTACTTCAAAATCTTGCTAATTAGACAGTTAGACTTGATGAAGAAGGATTAACAATTACCGATGGTGGAGAAGTTAATCGTATACTGCGCGCAGTCAGCGGCGGCATATTACTGAGCAATGATGGTGGAAACACTTGGGAACTTGGTATTACTGCTAGCGGTATTAATGCTAAAACAATTAATAGCGGTGTATTAAATACTGGCGAAGTTAATATAATGTATGGCGATGAGCCTACATTCCGGTGGGATGCTTATGGTTTAACTGCTTATGACTTTAATTTAAATAGCCCAACTGCACCAATTTTTACTTCAGGTGTAAGGTTTGATAGATTAGGTATTTATGGGTTTAAATTAAATAGCGGTGATGTTGCTGATTTCCATCCAACTGATATAGTTGATTGGGATATTGTTCAAGACCCTGACACTGAGGAATATCGACTAGTCACCAAGGTTGATGATGCAACTCATATATATATACGTTCACGTTCTATTTTTGAATTGACTAAAGAAGGATTATATTTGAATCCTAGTTAGATGACTCAAAAGCACTATAGAGATATAGATGGAGAATATGGTACCTTAAGTTCGCCTGTGGCACATAAAACAATTGCTACAATTGGACGTGCGAATGATTTACTATTTAATAGTTGGGACAGTGGTTATTATCCTTATTATGATAGTACCAATAGTAATATTGATGATCAATTTGTACAAGTAATTGGTATTGGACAAATAGACGACGATACTGGTAAATATCGTTTCGCGGTGTATGATGATGGTACAGTATGTGCTACACAAGCACGCATTGCAGGCCGTATTGTCGCTCAAACTGGTTCTATCGGCGGTTGGACTATTGGGTCAGACTTGCATGCAGGTAGCGGCTCTTCTTATGTAGCATTAAGTACAAGTGGAATTTGGGCAGGTAATAATAGTATGGGATCTGCACCATTCCGCGTAACGAATACTGGAGCCTTAACTGCGACTGATGCTACAATTACTGGTACAATTACTGCAACAAGTGGTACTATTGGTGGCTGGACAATTGATAAAACTAATAATAATATTCCTTATTTATGCAGTGCATCATCCAGTTCAATGCGTATGTATTTAGCTGGAGGTGCTTCATGGACAATTGCCAATGGTAGCCCTATTTATACAAATGTAGGAAGTAAAACTAATTTATGTATTCGTGTTGGTGAGAATAATACCGCTACTTTTGGTGTCGGAGTCGATGGAGCAATATATGCTACATTAGGTAATATCGCTGGGTGGAATATCTCTACTACTCGATTATCTTACGGCACCTTAGGTAGTAGTGGGGGTATAGGTTTAATTCCTCAAGGTACAACAGTTGGTTCAGTAAGTGATGTAGTATTTACAGCAGGCGCTAATTTTAAAGTTACCAAAACTGGCATATTATATGCTACTGCTGCCCACATTACAGGTGAAATTACTGCTACTAGTGGCACCATTGGTAATGTTCATATTGGAACACCATCATCGGGTGGTACAGTCGGCTTATATAGTGTTGACGCCAATATGGCTAATACTTGTGGACAAGGCGTGTCTTCATCTTCGTTTTATTTAGGATCTAATGGTTTATCTTTTGATTTAGGATCTACAGATTCTGATAATTATCATGGTTATACTAGTATTATGCGGCCCGCGATGGTTATGCTATATGGTAATGGTGGTTCGGAAAGTTCTTAGCAAAATATTTTGATATATATGTCACAAAGAGGCTTTGACTTTTATAGACATACTAGTTAGTTTAGAGATTTATCGAATTTATCATCAGCAACACTAGTGGGACAAATTGTAAATAATTACTCTGCTGGATATATGCAACTAAAAGGTACGTGGCATAGTGACAGTACTATTATTAATGATTCTGATTATAATGTTAAACATGATATTGAAGCATTAGATGCGCGCTATATTACCTTATTTGATAATTTAATACCTAAGCGATTTAAGTATAATAATGGTACTAGTAACCGTTATCATACTGGTTTTATAGCACAAGAAGTATATAATGCCGCATTGTCTGCTGGTTTAACATCTCAAGAAGTAGGTGCTATTTGTATCAGTGCACAAAATACTGAACAAGAGTCTTGGGGATTACGTTATGAAGAACTTATCAGCATATTAACCGCCAAAATTAAATCTCTTGAAGAACGTATCAGAATTTTGGAGAGTAAAATTTGATTTTTCTCTAAAAATGCAGTATAATTATTATAGAAATCAAAATAAGGAGGATTAGTGATGAAACTATCCGAAACGATTAATTTTGTCCCCTTTTACGACAAAATTAAAACACAGCCGATGTCGGTGACAGCTGCTTACAAGCTGGCCAAGATTTATCAACAAGCAAAGAATGACGAGTCTTTCTATCAGGAAAAGCTTCGTGAAATTCTCTTTAAATACGGCGAACTCGATGAGAATGGCAACCTTATCCCCGTCGATGATGGTAAGGGTATCAAACTCAAAGATGATGCTCAGGCAGATTGTCTTGCAGCCATTAAGGAGCTTGAGGAAATCGAGAGCGAGCTGAAGTTTGATCCGCTTGATATCGGTATTCTGGACAAGATCGAAGTCGCGCCGAGTGATCTCGAGAGTGTCATGAGCTTCTTCGCTTAATACCACATAATAAAGACGGTAAGTAGCAATACTTACCGTTCTTTTTTTACCAATTTTTGGAAGCGCTGGTATAAACTCCCATTATTGTTGAATTTTACGCGGTAAGTAACTTATGTTTTTACTTCATAGTAGAGAGGGAGGAAATACAACTAAGGAGTTTAATTATGGCTAATTATCAGTATCCATATGCTAATTCATTAAATTCATTTTAGTAGATTTAGCAAATGTTTCCTCAACCGCAAGGAAGCGTGTATTCAATTAATTCTCCATTAGAAATAGGTAATGTGCCTATTGGGAGTACTGGGTTATCTGTGGCACTATGTTTAAATGAAGGATTAATGTATATTAAGTCATTTTAGAATAGTAGCCCAGTAATTATGACTTACCATATCTCTCCACATAATGTGGATTAGAAACCGACGTAGACTGCGCCCGACGCCTCCGTATAGACGCCCGCGGTCGTTACGTCAGATGAAATTACTACTAAATTAAAATAGCTTGATGCAATTCAAGAAAGGCTAGCAAAAATTGAAAGTAGTTTAAATCGTTCAGGAGGAAAATTCGATGAATTACTACAATCAAAATAATCCATTAATGCAACAAATTTTCGGCAGGGCGCAATCTACGCCTAATACTGCACCTAATATGTCTCTTGAACAACTCTACTCTGTTACTTCCACGCTTAATAAACAAGCTTGGTCGCAACTTGTTTCATAGGCTCGTGCTAAAGGGATCTCCGATCAAGATATCCAAGCTGGCCTTAATATTTTACTTCAACATCGATAATACTTTACAAGTGGCCACGCGTAAAGAAAAAATATTATTGGAGGACAATACAATGTCTGATGGATTATCTGCTGCTGATGTCATGGCGATGACGAAAGAAAGTGATGGTATGAATGCTATCTGGAATAACCCTGAACAAATTTATTAATTTCTTAAATTTTTCCAAATTTATATATACACAGTTATATAATTCTACTTATATATAGAACAAAGATAAAGGAGAATAATTATGACTGGTATTTATAAAATTACTTGTTTAGTAAATCATAAAATCTATATTGGATAGAGCGTCCGTTTACAAAATCGTTTAAGTGCCCATCAACGTGAATTAAAACAAGGCATTCATTTTAATGTAGAATTGCAAAAAGACTTTAATTTATATGGCGTGGATAATTTTACTTTTGAAATTATTGAATAGTGTCCCGCCACTAAATTAGATGACCGTGAACGATTTTATATTAAATTATTAAATGCACAAGATACAAAATATGGATATAATTTAACCGAGGGCGGATGTGAATATCGCGGTACGAACAACCCAATGTATGGAAAAAGTGGTAAATTATCACCAAGATTTATAGATATAATTTATCAATTAGATACTTCGGGCGCGGTACTAGCAGAATTTGAAAGTGCCAATTTAGCGGCGAAAGCTGTTAATGGATAGGCAGGGCATATTAATGATTGTTTACAGACTTGGAAACAACATTCTGCTTCTCCAGTTGGCGCATCACATCCAGAACGACTCACGCATAAAGGCTACCAATGGATATTTAAAAAGGATTATGAAATACTAAAGCAAAATGGTTATGATTTTAGTAAAAAACGTACTAAAAAATCATTGACCATCCAAGATTTAATAGATAAAGGGGCCTTAAGTAGCAATACTTAAGTGGTACTTTGTGAACTGCTGGAAACTCTCTTTGGAGATAATCAGCAACTAAGCCTATATAATAGGAAAGCTCAACGACTATCCTGATACTACAAATCCAGAAAAAGAAAAAGAGTAGTTAAGCTATGAAATTTAGCAATAGGAGTACGGCCCAAGAGGGTGGGTGAAAATCCCTTAAATGGAAGCGCAAAGCATCTCAATGAGATGAAGATATAGTCTGATCTTTATGGCAACATAAAGAGGAATAATGGATTCGATTATTCCGCAACATTAATGTTTATCTACTTTGTTTGGATGGCACTGTTTAGTGGAGGATTTGGCGGCCTCTTTGGAGGTAATAACGCCGCTACTTAGGGTGCCCTTACTCGTGCAGAACTTTATGATGGGCTTGGACGCCAAGATTTATTTGCCAATCAAGAAGCTATTCAATCTGAACTAAGCTCTTTTGAACGCGATGCCGCCAACAAATGGGGCGACATTCGTTACGACAACTTACAGAATATTTACGGATTACAGAGTGCCATGACTGGTGGTTTCTATACCGTTAATAGTAACCTTAAAGATGGCCAGTTTGCCCAACAGCAGGGCGCGTGCTCTATTAATCGTAATATTGACGATGTCAAGGCTGAAGCATATAAGAACACTTGTGAGATTACTACTGCTATTCACGCTGAGGGTGAAGCGACTCGTGCTCTTATTACTGAAAACACAATTCAGGCACTTCGCGATAAGCTTGAAGATAAAGATCGTGAATTACTCGCGGCTAATTTCCAGATTTCGCAAGGTGCGCAGAATGCTTACCTTATTGATGCAATTAGACCCGTGGCTCGTCCCGCTTATATTACTGCTAGTCCCTATACTAGCAATATGTGCGGTTGCGGTTGTAACCTGTAAATTAGCTACCTCAGAGTACATACTCGTATCGGAGGTAAATTATGATTTATTCTTATAATACTAAAGAACAAACTGTTGCTACAGATAGTGAAGTTACTTATGCAGTTGATGCTATTAAAACTGGAACCACAGTAACACATGCTCCAGGGACAGGAACATTTGTACTTAATAAATCGGGTTATTATTATGTGACAGTAACTGCTGTTGGCTCAGCAAGTGCCACTGGTACAGATCTTGTTACTTTGACTCTATATAATGGTACTAATCCATTACCTGGTGCTATTGCTTCTGAAACTAGTACAGCTACAACTGATGTAGTAACTTTAGTGATTAATACTATTATTCCTGTTCGTCCATCGTGTTGTGCAGTTGACAACACAGTAAACTTAATAGTCGTTAATACTGGAGTAGAAGCAGTCTACACTAATACCACAATAACAATCACTAAACTGTCGTGAGGTGATTGGCATGCTTGTATACAAAGCGCTATACCGTAAAATGATGGATGCTCTTAAAGATGCTGGAATGTGGCTTGATTGGGCAGATCAGTTAAAGACCGATAACCCGGAGATCGCGAAGTATTTATGCGATTCTGCCAAAGAGAGGCTCGAAAATGATTTCCCTGTGACTCATTAGCACTTTAAGCGTCTTTGTACCAATGATAAAAATGAAGGTCATTGCTTAAATGACATGGTTGAAGAACATATAATGGATTGGTATGAAGGCATGATTAATCGCATTAAACGGTGGTAATAAAATTAGAGAGAGGACTTCGGTCCTCTCTCGTTATTTATGTCTCCCAATTTTCGACTGATGTATTTTTGTTGATTATTTTAGTGAGATAATGACCAATGCCAATAGCATCAGATTCATCATCGCTTACGCTGATGTCATACCATTCTTTGACTAGAAGCTACATACTACGCTTGCGGTCGGCCCGTGCAGTACCTTTTACTCCACAAGCATGGCGCCAAGTATTAGTTGGACAGACAGTATACTAGATCTTGCTAGTGTAGCAAGTTTCCATTAATATACCTTGAAGGCGCGCAAGTGTTTGGAATACCGTTACACCCATTTTGCGCCCGCTGCCTTCGTCTTGATACTAGATACCCTCAAGTCCGATATAGTCTGGCTTCCAGTTATTGATCATGGATAAAAGCCATGATTTAATTAAAGAGCATCGCGCTATTTCATCATCTAGTTCGGTATGAAAGGTGCCATATTTGACGAGATTACCATTGTCAAAAATGGCATATCCTGTTGTGTGGCTTGCCTAGTCAAGTGCTAGTACGCGATATATGCCTACTGGCTTAGGGAGTATCTCTCCATCTTGTTTAGCGAGGTCATTACGTGCGCAAGTAGGACATTCAAGTTTATTCCGCATTTTCTTCCACGGTGCATATACTCGATGCCCCTCGGGACATTCAAATACCATTTCTGTTTCAAGATTAGTATATTTATCAGATATTAAAACCCATCCCTCTGCATTAACTATCTCTTGAATTTCTGATAATTTGATTTTACTCATTTAAGGCCAGTAGACCCAAACCCACCGCCGCGATTTTCACCAAGTAGATCAACCGAGTCAACCTCAATCCAAGCTACTTTGGGGACTTCGCTTAGCACTAACTGCGCGAATTTCTCTCCTTTCCCAATGGTATAAGGGGAACCAAATTCGATATGCCCAAACATGATCGGGTCGTTTTCCTGCCAAGTAGTAGGTACTTTGATACCACGAATAGGAGGATCGACATTTTCGATGATGACGGCTAATTCGTCACGATATCCAGCATCAATCGTGCCGGGAGTATTGGCTATACGTAATTTTGTTTTTAGGCAGCGCCCACTCTTTGGACGAACTTGAAGTTCATATCCAAGAGGAATAGCGACTTTGATGCCAAGTGGAACAAGTTTAGTTTCACCGGGATTAATGGTGATTTCTTCTGTGGCAAAGACGTCCATACCTGCATCAGAGGGATGTGCATAAGCAGGCATTTTGGCATCTGGACGGCAGTATTCAATGGGGATATTGATGGTCTTCTTTGCGATACCATCTATATTGGCGATTGAGTTATATGTAATACCGATAATGCGTTTAAGGAAGTCACGCTTTGGAGCAGTAAGCTGAGCCGCAGTTTGGGCATCAATTAGATCGCAAAGTGCGAAGTATTCTTCTTCGATATCTTCGACATGGCGCCCAGCCGCGTTCATAGCCTGAACAAGCAGCATCTGCTGATTGATATTGTTGTAACTCTTTTCGAGTTCATCGAGACAGGCTGGCGCGACAAGAGCGAACTGTTCATCAGGAAGGCTTAGAAGTGCTCCAATTTCTTCCATATCTTCAGCACCAAGCGGAGTATCATTGATTTCCTTCAGCATATCCTTGAACTCTTTGGAGTTCTTTTCATCAGCTTCAATCAGTGACAGACCTAGATGGCGCCCTGCCGTACGAGCTTGTGATGGCGTAAGAATTGCCATTATTCATCGTCCTCCCAGACTTTGTTATATTCGGCTACACACTTGCAGATCCAAGCCTCGGCAACGACTTCACCTTTCTTGGTTTTGGTCTTATAGGTATAGCCTGCGGCAGCGACTGTATAGTGGTTCTGCGCCGCATTAACACGGAATGCTTCGATGTATTCTTTTGCTTCTTCTTCACTATATGCGCGAGCTTCGGTGGTTATTTTCAGAGTCTTCATTTTTCGTCTCCTATCGTAATTGTACCTGTAAGATCATTTAATGAAGTAAATTTAGTATGTGTAGCAGTAATAGTAGAATTTGGGCCTGTAGTAAGGGTAGATGTATTATCTGAACAAGTAATATACGGCTCAATATTAGTAGTAGAATACCAATATGGTGTATAAGGATATGAAATTGTTATTGGGCGGCCTGCGGCGTAACCCTGATCATATCCTTTGGCACGACCTTCTTCGTATACTTCATCAAGCAGTTTTTCTAACTGCTATTTGGTAAATTCAATCTTATTATCCTTATTAGGATAAAATACACGAACTTTCATAATATAACTCCTTGAATAGATTTCTCTCTATTTTCTAAATATATTATATCAGAAAATAGAGAGAAAGTCAAATTTAAACCGATTTTTTCCTCAAAATGAGATTTAGTAACACTCCAAGTACCATTGCAAGTGAAACACCAGCAAAGGACTGATGGAAGAGCCACAGGCCGCCAACTCCAACCGTTAAAATAACACTAACCACAATCAGATTTTTATTATCTTCGAGATCGGCTTTGCTATTAATAAGAGTCTTAAGACCACTAGCCGCAATGAAACCATAAAGGATCATAGCGCAGCCACCGAATACGCAAGCTGGAATTGAATTAATGAATATTTGTACTGGTTCTGCAAATGCAAGGATGCCAATGATGCCAGCAGCGAGAGACACAACTCTAACTGATGCAACTTTGGAGAAGCCAGTTGTAGCGATTGACTCACCATAAGAGGTATTTGGTAAGCCACAGACACATGTACCAAGGAAGGAGGCGGCGCCATCACCAAGAAGTGTACGGTGAAGGCCTGGCTCTTTTGTGAGATCGACCCCGATAATGTTTGAGAGGACCCGATGATCTGAGTAATGCTCCAGTAGTGCACATACAGCGACGGGGATAAATAAGAGACAAACCTGGCCAACTGTTCCCCATGTGAGCGAAGCAAAATCCCAATGCATGAAGCTAAAGTCGGGGATCCGGAAAAGACTCATGTTGGAGAATGCGCTGAAGTCGATTAGTGGCGCGGCTCCTGTCACCGTCAGGAGGGCGGCTAAGCCATATCCTCCGAGAAGACCAAGCAGGAAAGGAATTGTCTTTAAGAAGCCTTTGAAGTAATGTGAACTTAGCGCGACGATAATCATTGTAAAGATCGCAACCAGAATAGCCACATTACTATGCTCTCCATTAATAGCAGTATAGGTCGGTAAGAAACCTGCCAAATTGAGGCCAATAACCATCGTGATGGGACCAACGATGATAGGCGGGAAGATTTTGTTAATTGCTGCAATACCACGGAATTTTACCACCATTGAGAAAATTGCATAAATTGCGACGATAACCGCGCCGCCTATCGCAACGGCGAGGTAATTCTGACCACTTTCACCGATGGCAAGGGCGCCTATAACAGCCGAGACTGTCGCACCACAACTCGATATAAACATCGGGCTGCGGAATTTTGTGATTACCTGATACAGTAATGTACCTAAGCAAGCACCGATAAGACATGCATCTACGGGAGTGCCGCAGATATTCGCAATAAGAACGGTGGCTACGAAAACAGCAAGAACTTGCTGTAACGCATACAGAAGCCACTCGCACAGTTTCTTCGGTGCTTCTGTTACACCATAAATCATTTTAGACATTGTAATTCTCCGTATCTAAATCCACCTTGCGGCCTGCCGAATGAATATTCGTTTTGCCAAGAGGCTGTTTTGTATATTTCCAATTAGCGATTGCAGCGATTGCATCCTCAATATTATCTACGAGAATACCACCCTGTTTTAGGAGGCCCGTAACATAGAGGTTGTGATAGGAATACTGTTGCTCACCGGGTTCGGCGGCGCCACCAGCATCCTTTGCAGCACTATGGGTGATATGGCACTGACGATTGTCTGTGCAGATACCAACCATAAATTTGTTATCACCGCGTGCGATCTTCTCATGGAACTTGCCGATTTCTGCGGCCGTCCCTGCGGGGATTACATCTCCATCGATGCACGCAATAAGAACATCGGTTTTATCGAGTCTTGCATTATCGCCATTGGCAATAGCTTGTGATCCGGCGAATTTCTTTTTTCCTTCTACTCCATTAATTTCTGTATTCTCGACAGGACTGTATAGATCCATATCGGGAAAAGCTTTACGTAGTTTTGCGGCCCATTCGGTGTTCCTCAGCAAATCACCGTATGTGAAGATTGGACCTGCAAGGTAAGCTGTCATACTCCTGTTCCCTCCATATATATAATATCTTTATTAAGGAACTGCGCCCATTCTATTTCTGCTTTGGTCGAAGCTCCAATATAACCTGATTTATTGATGACGTAGATTGCATCAGACATGGCAATTTTCTGTTTATGAATGTCATCAAGTTGTGTCTTAATAACTGGATTATCGGCTTCAATGTCACCAAAGTGACCAAATACGCCAACGGATAAGACAATCCATCCCTTAAGGGTAAGTTCTTTTGCTGCTTTGAGGAATTCATCTTTGAAACGAGTGCTGCCGCAGAGAGTGATAATTGGATAGTCAGTTACTTTATAGAAGCGGCCGCAATCGCAAGAAGAAGATGGCGCATCGCGAAATTTCTTACAAGGGCATTTCGTGTCGGGTGTGTGCTCTAATTCGCAGCAACAATATCCATCATTGTCTTCGATAGCGCGAGTGATGGCGCGATAATCATCATCATTCGGATTGTGTTTGATTTCGTACATTAGTACCTACCTGCTTTGCATATTGATTTGAAGAGCTAAGTGATATTCCTAATACTTCATCATAATGTGGTTCATCATTCATAATGAAACGACCAAATTTTATGATAATATTAGGATATCGAAGAATATAGGAATAAAGATTTTTAAGGGTAGATGCCTCAGACTCTCCAAGATAGGAGCCAGATTCTAGTTCTTCCTCTGTATAACCTGTATAAATGACAATATCGTCATTGCAGTCATAGGTTTCGCGCAGACAGGTGATAAATGATATAAGATCTAACATTGAGTCAAATGGCTCTAATCCAGATAAAACAATCGCTTCAGTTATGGGATTATGGAGATAGCGTTGAATAATTTGTTCCTTCTCTATCTCAATATCTGGCTCATGTACTAATTCTGAGTTTTGGCAGATCTTACATTGGTTGAGATCATCGCACTTAAAGGTACAACTTGGAAAAGCAATATACATAGAAGGCTTTTTGTAGTCATTGAAGCATTCATCAATAATGCCCTTAATTTTCATTTACATTCTCCCATTCACGCATCAGATATTCGTCTTTACGAGGCCTGGACCAGGTCTTGATTGGCGTATAGAAGCCAACAATACGAGTATATTCTGTAGCGACAGGCCCGCCGCAAACTGGACAAATCTTGCCATAGAAGGCATGATTGTGACTGCATACTTGGATCTTGGTGTTAAAAGCAAAGTAAGTTAAGCCTTGATCAGCTATGTATTCAGTCATCTTCCAAGCTGTTTCAAAGTTGTTAAATGGCGCTTCAATATTGATGTGCGCTATTGACCCGCCATTGCAGTAAGAGTCGAAGAGACTTGCGATACGAATACGCTCTTGGATTGTGGTTTTTATGCCGAGAGGAATAAACTGATTACCATAGAGAGGCAGGTCATCAACAACTGTATCTGGGAAGAGATACATATCAGCCTTCTGCATCTTAGCGGCCGCTTGCTCACCGGGGATCTGCTCACAGTTGATCTTGTAGTCCTTATCAAGAGCAAACTGATCTTTGGTGCGATGAATAACCTCGAAAATCTTCTTACCAAAGGCGTCGGCTTGGGAAGTATAGAAGGTATTTCCAAATTCATCTTTACGGATGTATCCGAAAGTCTTCATTGTTTCGTAGATACCGATGAACCCTACAGTATTATATAGATGCTCAAAATCGACCAGCCCCTTGCTGAAGTTGGGGAGTAGTCCCTTCTCAACATTGCGCTCGATGATGTGACGCACCACATCAAGAACCTTGCAGTCAAGTTCAACAAGATCTTTGAGTGCTATGAGATAACCTTTTTCATCCTTGGGATGTTCAAGAGCAAGGCGTGCAAGGTTAACGGTAGAAACCTTAACAGAGCCAACTTTGAGGGCGGTTCCACCGATACTGTTGAAATAGCCGAGGTCGTCAATATTAGACTTAAGCCTGCAGCAGTTACTCAGTGAGGTCACACTGTCATCAATAAAGAGATTGGAGTCATTCCACTTCATGTTATGACGGACGCCCCACTCTGCGAAATCTGGATCAACAAACTTACCATTCTGACGAAGCAAAGATATCGTCAGTACCGGAAAGGTAAACATATTGTGGCTACGGATGTCAGACACCACATCCATAAATGTCTTTTGGAATGTTTTAATACCATCGAGTTCATCAATCATAAATGTACCGTCTGGGAACTCAGCGCCACCAAAGAGGGCTTCGAGGTAAGGTTCATCAAAGACGCTCACGTTAGTGAAAGCGCTCTGCATACCATCGCGCACATATGGTTGATTGACTGCATAAATAAAACGCTGAATCTGCTGACGAGCATAGTAGTCATCGCTCTTTGTGGCATAGCCATTCGCGCAGTCTTTTTTCCAGAAGTAATACATATATGGAATTAGGTTGGGTAATCCGACGGCGCCCGAGCTTCGATTTGAAGCAAAGCTAATGAATTCTTTTACGAAGTCGACAAATGTGGACAAGTGCTTTGGCGGCTCCGCATTAAAGTTATTTAAGAAGTAAAGTCCCTTTTCTGCGAGGTCTTTAAGGTCATAAGCAAAACAATAATGAACGAATGTTGAGGTATCAGCATCGTGCATATAGAGGGCCTTTGTCCATTCTTTATTAAGCCATTCATTAGCAGTTTTAAAGCCATATTTCTTGTTTAATTCGTAATAAATCTTGTTATATGCGAGAAGTTTACGATGTGCTTTGGGCATCTCATTCATGAGAGTGCGCATATCTTTGCTTCCGACATTGGCATTACCATCAACAGAAGCGTCTGCAACAGTTTCCGCATCAATAAAATTATTGATAAAGTCGGTGAAACTTAACTGTTCTTCGCCAAATCCATTTAACTGCGCGAACTCCTCACCATAAGACTCAAACATCTTGTTGTATTGAGTGGTAAAATTCTTGGCTAATTTAATATTGATATTCACTTCACGCCCTCCCAAGAATTAATCCAATCATTACATTCCTTAACATCGGAATAGCGCACGCCGTCAACTTCAAGTGTTGGGATAGTGGTCAAACCAATCTGAATCATGTATTCAGTGTCAGTATTCACTTCGTAGGGAATACCCTTTTTATCGAGTTTCATGGCAATCACTTTACACTTTGGACAGGTTGCGCCCTTGTATAAGATGACTTTCACTTATCGCTTTCCTCCTTCCCACAGACCGCGCAGTAACCGTCTTCCCAGACGTGCTTACATTTACTGCGATATGCTTCAATTTCCTTACGCAGTCTTACTGTTTCAGGATTAAGTATGAAGATATCGGGCTGCACACTTAACATTAATTTTTCCTCGAGGTCATGGATAGTCGTATAAGTTTCTTTTTGCTCGAGTGTAAATTCATCAAACTTCATTGAGTTTTCCTCCTAATTTGCTAGCTGAACATTCATAAAACATTTTGAATAGTTCATAATGATTTTCTTGCACAAAGGCAAAAATATCTCTAATTTGAGTACGAGTAAAGCATTTTCCTTGATAATACCATTCAGGTTCATCGCTTGTTGCTTTTGCAAAATCATACAGGGTATCAGTAGGGATCTTTTTGAGATAACTTGCTAACCCTATGCTGTTTAGGCTATTATGATAAAAATTAAAGAGCTACAAAACCTATTCCCATCTTGGATCCGTGAAAAAGCCTTCATCATAATTAAGTGTAAAAAATACCCTATAACTTCGTGAAATTATGACTTGCTTAAAAATTAGAGGTAATAAATCTTTGATAAAATGGTTCTCGTCGTATCGTGACGAGGTTATGTGATAATCAATGGACGAGAAGACCGCGCGCTCTCTGCATATGCCTATCCATTCACTAAATGCGGCCGGATCAATCACGCCTTCATATTTCAGTCCGAAGAAAGTGCTGTTGGTTTTAAAGGCGCTCCACTTGAGAAGATCTTCACCATTATCAATCTGGACAGGAAATTTCATGCCTAATCGCGTTGCCCATCCATCAGTTCGCGCCCGGCGCATAATGCGTATAATTTCTTCATAGCCGCCTTCAATCTCATTGAGGTTGTAGTCATGGATAATAAGGTTGCGCGCTTGTTTGAGATTATGAAACTAGCGACCGTAGTCAGACCAAACAGTTTTGCCGTCGAGGGAGAGGCGCATATGTTCGGCTGTTGTTAGATTGTTCCAGATTTTATTGCGGTGGGCATCGCCTTGGATGAATTGATGCATCTTACGATAAAGAGTAGTATCAGGTTTCATCTTTTCGATGTCAAGTGGAAGTGCCTTATACTTGTTGTTAGAGAAGGCTAGCCCACCATATTCAACATTGGGTTCAGTTAATAAGTTTAAGGGATAAATCCCATCTTCATAGTCTTTGCGATAGATAAACTTCTCATGGCGCTCAGGCGTGAAGCTCGGGCAGAATACCACAAGTTGATTATGTCGTTTGTAGTATGCCGAGAGCTTCATCGCCTCAAGATTAAACGGAACAAGGAGATATGTGGATAAGTCAGCATCCATAATCCCGACACTCATTCTTCATCGCCTCTAGTTCTTGTAGTAATTGCGCCATTATCAAAGATTTCATCAATTAGTTCTACACGATGATATGGGGTACTTTTATATTTCTTGGCTATGAAGTCACTATCTTCTCTTATACCTGTAACAATGATTTTATTACCACGCGAGAACGCTGACTTCTCAATAACATGCTTCTTTCCATCAGCACCACGCTCACTAATCTGCTTGTCATACTGTTGGAAGACACCACCATAGATCTTTACAGTGACCACTCCGTCTGTTGTTAACAAGGAGATCGTCTTTTTTGCTTTGTCTCTATCTAGAACAGTTCCCGCAATTCGATAAAGTTTGAAGATTGGGATTAACTTACCTTTGATGGGATAATATCTTTCCACTCGCGGGATCTCAGGGATATCCTCAAAATTCGAGAACTCATATACCTCATTATCAACCACCGCTAATTCATGTTCATGGATGTAACATGAGATGCTATCCATTTCCCATTTACTTACTGACCCAAGACAATATTTATTCCATACATCTTCAGTCAGTTGTGCGTTTACTTTCTTTAAGAGGTCGGGCGCATTCTTCTGTACAAATGGACGGATAATATCCATATGATGCTGATAAATTTTATCCCAATCTGCTTGCCTTATTTGAAAACCGCTCTCAGTATCATCACAAGCAACACACAAATCAACATTAAAGCGATTACTATAGAAATCAAAAGCGATGTTATCAAGCCCATAATATACAGTTCCTTTTTTCATTTTCTTGATATACTTGTTGAAGTTATATACTCTTCTCACCAAATCATATTCATCTGGGATCAGTCCAAAATCAATCAACATCTTCATATTCTGCAATGTGATCCTCTTTTTCACATCACTAATCATATCAACATATTGATGCATGACATTTACTCGATCACCAAATGCGTCGAAGGCGCCCGACTTGATGAGATTGATCATCTGTGGCTTATTGACTTTTACTTTGTTGAGGAAGTCAATGATTCCACTATACGGTCTATTATCGATGATACTTCTGACGAGGTCCGCACCGATTCTTGTAATGCCGCTGAGTCCATACCGAATAGTGTTGGTTTCAATATCTGGGGAGAATGTATAGTTAGATTCGTTAATATCCGGCGCCGAGATTTTGACCCCCGCTGAAGCAATCTTTCCAATCGCGGACGCAATCTTACCATAGTTAGTTGCTTTAATTTTTTTCTTTTTCTTGCCGCTTTCTGTGACGACAATCGTGGCCGGATATCCACTCGCGCCGTCATCTTCATCATAACTCGAGACTTCAACATCTTCATCTTCGTCGAACTCTTCCATTTCCTCATAATAGGGTTCTTCCGTTTTTGTTTCCTCAATAGCTTCTTCATCTATCTCCTCTTCATCATTTCCACCTGCATCGCTTATTAGACAGGCGCAGTTCCAAAACATGATCGGATACTTATATGCGAGATTCATCTCCTGAAGCGCAATCAAACTATATGCCAATGTATGCGCACGACAGAATGAATATCCACGCTGAACTTTTAATAAGATGTCCCACACATAATGCGCCAGCACCATGTCGCATCCTTTTTCTTTTGCATTTTTATAGTAGAACTCTTCACATTCTTCAAAGAGTTTACCCTGCTTCTTCGCAATCGCTTTACGACATTTATCTGCGAATGACAGATCATTGCCGCCGAGACGTTCATCCTGTAAGAGAGACATCAGACCCTCCTGAGACTCACATACTCCATTTGTGATTGCATTATTATGACTGAGCCATTCACGATCCTCTTCTTTGAGGCCATAACGGATCATTTCATCATACCACTCTTCAATGTTACGACGATACCGCGCCCACATATCGAGTGGCTGCTCCGCGCCCGGTTCACTCGCCATCAGACGAATGACTGAGTTAAGAACCGCAAGTTCATCAACAGACTGCGGCTTTGCTAACGCAATACCGTTGATACCCGACTGCTTCTCCATCTGGAACAGAGAGTTAATCTGATGATTGAGAACCATATCCCACATCTTAGGATCGTTGCGCTCGAGGTTATATATACCAACGATTGAGTTATATGTTTCGCGCAGAGTCGACTTGCGCTCTGCATATCCATAATCGCATAATAGATCAATACAATTATGGATCTTATCCATTGCTTCGACCGATAATAAGTCAATCTTAATTAACGATGCATCCTCACAATCATGAAGTTCAAATGCTGTACATATCGTACCATCCGGCGCCCTCATCAATCCAGTTGACTCTGTGAACGGTTCATCGACGAAGATAACACCACCTGCATGAATGCCGCTGCCGCAGATCAATCCTTCGATACCGTGCGCGACTTCCCATAATTCAGGGTAGTTCTCTGTCATTTCATAGACAAACTGCTTAATCGGAGGCCACTCGTGCTCTTCATCTCCATACATACATTGATCGAGACTACGCAACTGACCACGATCTGCCGGGATTAAACTCGCTATATATTGTGCTATATCTACATCTATATTTAGACCGCGCGCCGCCGTCAAAACTGCTGACTTGGACTTTTCTGTACGGAAGGTCGCTACATTTGCTACACGATCTTCACCATAGACATTGCGTAGATGCTGAAGAACCTGCGCCCGTTTGCCACCTTCGATGTCTGTATCAATATCAAGAACTGACTCGCGCTTCGGGTTCAAGAAACGCCAAGGGAATGTTTTTGTCGTCTCGCGCAGCGTATTCATCTGAATGATGTCAAGACAATAGAGTAATAAGAAACCACCACCTGAACCACGCGCCGGACCTACGATTGTTCCTGCTTCCCAACATTCATCAATATTTTTCTGAAGGTTTAAGAAGTATGCCGACCAACGCGCTTTGTTGACTTCAGATGACTCCCAAGTTCTCTGCAAGTTATCTTCAAGCGCTGCATATGCCTCATCATTTTGAAGATCGGGGTGGCGCTTAATGCCATCAATAACGGCATTTACCAAATATTTATCACTTTTATATTCGGAGTTTAAGAACTTTTCCAGAGTGGGCATACGTTTAAACCATTCGGGATACTCTGTATAATATGACAGCACATCGCGCCAAAGTAGTTCTGGTATCTTCAATGACTTTTGCAGAGAAAAATCTACACATTTTTCTGCAATCTCCTGAATCGTATCATAGGCCGCGCGCACGATCTCAAGATCCTCAAAACTATAAGACATATACGACTCAAGTTCTTTTGTATCCATAAGATAAGTTGTTGCATAAAACTCATCAACCTCTCGATCGCCATTCTGCGCATTGAGATATGCTTTATGGATCTCTCTGTCTTCTCTTTTGAGATAGTGACTATCGGTTGTGATGATATACTTAATTCCCGTAGACTGCGCGAACTCATAAATTTTACGATTGACTTTGATCTGTTCCTTATTTTTGCTTGGCTGCATCTCCAGATAGAAGTCGTCTTTACCAAAGATACCTTGCATCTGACTTAGCCAGCGCCCGAGGATCTCATCACTTGTCCCACGCAAAATCTGTGTACCAAGCGCGCCACCCAAACAAGCCGTGCTTCCAATGACATGACCAGGGTTCGCGCTGACTATGTCGATCAGATCCTGATAATATGTTGGAACACGACGCATACCCCGTGCCATATAACTTCTCTTCCAAGCACGGGTTGATATTTCCATTATTTGCTTTGCGCCTATTAAGTCTTTTGCGATGAGAATGAAGTGATAATACTTATCTTTTTCTGTATCATAATTTGTCGAGTTAAGACCATTACGAACCAGATAAATCTCATTACCTCTTAAGACCTTAATATTCGGATGCTTTTTCGCTTCTTTTTCTATCTTCATCCAGCCACTAATCGTTTCGTGATCAGTGAACGCTACAACCGAATGACCTAATTCTTCTGCTCTTTTAATTAGGCCATCGATCTTGATGATACAGTCGCGTAGACGAAGATTTGAATACTCTGTATGATTATGGAGTGAACCACAATAATTCATCATTCTACCCCTTTTTATCTTTTTCTATATATATTATACTACATTTTCCTATAAAAATCAAATTATAATCCACGACTTATCATTTTCTGATTTGTCGTGGATCATATTTTTATTCTTTTATGTGTTCAACAGTAAGAATTCTTGATTTGCCATCTCGTACCAAGCAGATGTTAAAGGCTGCTGATTAATTTTTATAGAATCGTTCATAGCTATCTTATTTTTTAATTAAATCAATCGAAACTATCTTGTACTCACAATCAACGCCAAGCCCGTACCATTCTTTACACTTTTGTAGCGCGAGGTCTTGCGAGGCGGCGACGATTTGACATGACTGAGTGCGCCACTGTCCTTTGGACATCTCATCTTTATATTGGAATATGATTTTGAATGTCATGATAAATTACTCCATTGTTCAGCCATTGCTTCCGCAAATCCTGGGAAGGTTTGACTGCGTATTCTACTTCGTTCAGATTCAGACAAGCTAGATGCCTTAGCAAACCAGGTGGGGAGAGAGCGACCGCTAGCATAGACGGTGCGTTTTTCGGGTGTAACTTCATTTGTCTTTTTGAGGAGAGGCAGTCCTTTAAGCCATAGACAAGTTCTCTTCTCAAATGAATCTCCGAACCAATAAGGCTGGATGATTTGATCGGGTTTACGATAGGAGGTAGACATTACTCCTATGGGGTTCTCAACTGCTATATGGTCACAATTAGCATTGATGAAGGACATAAAGAACTTTTTGGCTTCCTCGCGAAGTTTTAAGCGCTCGCGTGCTTTGTCACCGTATTTCTCTACATTAAACCACCGATTACCGGTGACCGTAAGGTAAGTGCAAGGTGGGTGAGCGATGATTAAGTCCCATTTAGGTACGAAATGATATTGTTCATCCATTGTTTTAAATAAAATTCCTGGATTGGCTACTGGTGCATCGGGACAAGTATCATAAGGATTTAAAATACCAAGCACATCTTGTTTAATGTGCCATTCGGGATGCCCACCACTCGGGTCAATTATATCACATGAATACGCCTCATGGCCGCGCGCTCTGAAAGCAGAGCAAACACGTTGAGACTCTTCACAAGCTACTAATACAAACATGGCTTTCTCTTCCTTTTTTATTCATCATCTGTAATAGCAAGTATTGCACATGTTATCCAACTTATTTCAAGAAATGTGACTATGCCGAGTACTATTCCATATACTATTCCCCAGCCAAGTGCAAAAGACAATGCACATAAAACAGGGTTCGCCATAAAGCATAATGCCATAAGTAAGGCTATGATAATTCTAACTGGAAAACACACTTTACTCATTGGTGCATTTCTTCTCAAAAATCTAATGGATTATATTCTGTGATGTCATAATCATCAATGAAGATCTGCGGCGTTATATTACCCATCCAGTTATTGAGATTAGGACGCCCAACAACCTCCAAGATTACTGTTTTCTTATACTGCGCTAGCTCTTCAATGAGATCTTTTGCATGGAACTTCATATAGGCAACTCCATTACATTCGATCTTAAGCGTATCTTTATTCGTGCCCATTACACGAATATCCGAAGGCGCTACCATAATATGCTTGACATGGATCATAGGTTCAGGATTTGACTGGCCCCAAATTCCGCCCATCTCACTTAGATCAATAATTAAATCGCGTAGATCCTGCGCAGTAGATGATCTTTCGAAGTTGACATCATAACAATTCTCACCGAAATCAACATCTTTGAGTGCCTTATTCGCATATTCATGGAAGGCGCGCAAATTACGATCGGGAATCGACACACCAAATGCATTAGCATGTCCTTGAGCATATTCAAAGTATCCACTCTCGGTCAAGAATGCTTTGAAGTCGCGTAAATCACTCTTATTTAAGCCGCGGGCGCTACCACGATCAAATCCTTCGGCGTTAAGTCTTGCTACAATAGTGGGCTTCTTATACTTTGCAGAGAGCTGCATAGCAATTAACCCGTTTAATTCTGAAGGGAACTTGTCATCATCTTCAAGCCGGACAAAGAGGATCTTGTTTTCAAGTAAGTCATACTTGAAGATCTTCGCTTCCAAACGGAGGACGGCATCGTCCTTCATCTTGTTCTGATGCGTCTTGGCATTCGTACACACACGTGCTGCCTCGATTCCGGCCGCGCAGAGAGTACCCTTCGCGCCGCGTTTGTTGCATGGCACCATTTGGGAGCCATCAATAAATGCCTAGAAGAGAAGATCCTTTTCCTCCATTGTGCCGACACGGATGAGCGCATTGACCATTGGGACGACATAGAAGGCAACGGAAATAGGATTAGTCTTAGCGAGAATATCCTGCCATGAAGGAGCCATTGTGCCAGTTATGGAGTAGGCCGCCTTCTCAAGTAGACAGCGGAAGAATTCATTCTTGATGTTGCGCAGACCTTGATAGATAATATATCTATTTTCTAAATCAATAACCGAACCCATATCACCAATGATGCCCCAAGCCGCGAGGTCGAGATAATCATCTGCCCAATGCTGATTGAGCTTCTCATCGAGGAACCGGCAAAACTGATATACGACGCCAGCGCCCGTCAGTTCTTTATTCCGATATTTAGGGGACAACTGGTTATTGACGACTACTGCATTATCACTAAGTGCGACATCTGTTAAGTGATGGTCGAGGATCAGGCATGGAATATTAATACCATCTAGCATATCATGATAGTGAGCATCATTACTTGATGAGTCAGGTAGTATGATTAGATCATAATGCACATCTTCATTCAGTAAGCGGTCGATATGATCCTGGAGGCCATGCTGTTTGCCCTCATGGAGCCAGTAATCAATCTGGCAATGACAGTTAACCTGCTTTGTATATTGATACATAATTGTTGCAGATGTAAATCCATCGCAGTCACTATCTACAATAATAAGGACTCTGGAATATGGAGGCTGATCATTCATCACAATCCGGAGATACATCACGGCCGCCATCCCAATATTCTTCAAATCATGGGGAGACTGTACGAAATCAGCGCGCGGCTCCATGAATGCCTATACGTCGGCGACCCCGCGCGCCTTCAACAGATTTTCTGCGTAGTTGCTACGGAAGTTTTCATTTACTAAATTACATTTCATACCTCTTCCTCTTTCTTATAAAAATTGTTATAATCAAACCATTTATCGCTAATTATATTTCCTATTTTCTTAATAGTGCTACCCCATCCGTCTACTTCTACACGAACATATTTTCCAACCATTTCATTAAAACGGTCCACTCCAACTACATCCATAATACGCATTATTTCTTCAATGCCCTTCGGGGTGCCTTCAAAAGTTTTACTATCTAGATATCCATAACCTAAAACGTATCCTCCAAAAACACATCCCCAACCTCGACCTTCAAGTACAAGTTCGAGTGTTAAAACTCCATGATCTGCCATAGACAAATCCGCTTTGGTAATTTTTGCATTTTGAATTTCTTTCATTGTACGAACACTCTACTTTCTATCAATTTATCGAAGATTTCTTTACCGCGATCGGAAGGCGAATCTTTCATATTTGTTAGCCCTGCTCTATCATATACAAATGAAAAAGTACAATACTGATTATATTTCGAACAAAGTTTATACAACTTATCAAAATATTTCGTCTCTCCAGGCAATTCTTCTCTATCAAAACAGATAATTATTTCTCTTGGAGAACACATTTTTAGTAATAAATTTAATTGATACTTATTAAACTGACTGCCGCAGACAGCCACTGTATTGTTGACGCCAAAGCTCGCGCATTGTAAGACAAACTTCTCTGCTTCTCCTACGTATACATATCCGGTTTTTTTAATTGTTTCTTTATTCTCAAATAACCCATAAAGATTCATTCCCAAGGGATGACTGTAACATTTTCCTTCGATCCAGACAGGCGCATATTTTCCATATTGCTCAATATCGTTCTCATTAAGAGCGCGGCCACGAATTCCCACGAGTGCCCCGTCCCGCGCCCCACGGTGAGGTATAATAATTTTATTTTGGGAGATGGAGAATAAGATGTTGAATCTGTCCATAGCTGACTGAGAAATCCCGTCCGATAGCCATTCTGGCGGGTATTTCTTAATAAAGCATCCTAAAGCTCCTATGGGGTAGGAAGGAAGAACAATGTTTTTCCGATTGACATAATTATTTCTTTGACTCCTATACTGTGGGACTACAATGCCTTCAGGTTGCTTTTCACCGACAATCACACGATAAATGTCGCTATACCAGTTATATTCAATTCCCTGAGCTTCGTAATAATGTTTGAGAAATGTGAAGATACTCAATGCGCCACATTCAGTGTAACACATAAAGATTTTATTATTTTTATAGAAATATAATTTCTTTGATGCATCTTCTGATTTGTGGTTATGACAATATGTAGGCATTAATAAATAACTGCCTTTATCCTCATAAGGAATATCTAATTTCTCTAAAATTGACTGGACATGTTCGATTGTTAGGTTATCAATAATTTCCTGATAATCAATCATTCTTTATCCTTTCCATTAAGATAATCCAGATATAATTGTTCTTCTGCTTCTGTCTCCCAATCAATCGTGTACCCACTATCAAACATTCCTTCAATCAGATTGAACTGCGAGTCTGTTACAAATAAATCCGTCAATCTCAAATTACCTGTATCAAAGTGACTCCACACTCTAACCTGTGTCCATCTACCCGATCTAACTTTGAAGACATCGAATACTATATTCGGCGCGATACCACCACAGGCAGGAATGATTGCATTACTTAAGAACTCTAATTCTTCTTTCGTCGGTCGGGCGCCAATAATTCCATTATCTGCTTTATTGATCGTTGAACGACCGCCCGCCAATGTTGCTTCATTTCTTATTGTTGAGTTATCATCGACTTTCGCATTGACCTGAGTTGATGTGAACACACTTATACCTTGTTCAACCGCAAGATCTTTCAATGCTGTCGCCATTAATAACAATGCTTCATCATTACGAAGATTGCTGCCACGAAACTCCTCTAACAAATTCGGAGATACAAATACATAATCAAAGAACACATATTGCGCGCCAGTTGTGATAACCTTCTCGCGCACTGCTAATTTGAGCTGTTCCACATCTGGATCTGGGATACGCATCAACTCAAAATTTTGCTTATAATGATGGATCATCTCTTGTGCTTGACTAACACGATATCTTTCTTCTGTTGTGAGACGACCAAATCTCAAATTTGAGTCCTCAATTCCAGTTAGATACGCAACAACCATACGAAGAATCTGCTCTGGAGTCTGCTCTGTCATAATAAACAACACAGGTTCATTATGTCCATTCTTTACCCATTTATCTTCTTTCAGATCATATCTAAATGGATAAGCTAACTTACATGCATCTGCCACTGCTAATCTCGTCTTACCTATACCTGATGCTAATGACCTAATTGTTAACGCACCTAACTCCGCGCCGTTAATAATTTCGGAGATAATCGTTCCATTGATTGATTTGCCTATATTATTAACCTTACCAAAGTTATTGATGATGTCATCAATCGTGTCAGCGGCCGACCATGATTCTATATTATGATCCTGAACATAAGTTTTCTCTAAACTGAGAACCTTCTTTTTAATTACATTTAGAATATCCTCAACTTCCAGAGATTCGAACTTCGCATTAACATCAATTGCAGCAGGATTAGTAAGATTTTCAATATAAAATTCATCTGTATTTACTCCTTGCTTGCGCAGAGATGTTAAAAGATTAAACTTCTTTAATTTCTTATAATAATAAGGGAAACTTTTTTCATCACTTAGCGCGATTGCATCTTGAAGATACTCAATTCCATTTGTCTTAACAAATAGATTTTTCGCGCTTTCGTTTGTATTGAGATAATTCTCAATATCTATCGGGTTAATTAATGTTACACCGCTACGATAAAGACTATCTATTGCGATATAAATATATTTCTCAAATCGTGTTTCAAAATCATTCGGAGATAGTTGATACTTATCTGACTGACTTAAGAACTGCGGATGCTTCATTAATGAACCAAATATCTGCAATACCGCATTCTTATCCGTCATCTGTATCATCTCCTATATCGTCTAAACTATACTTTATGCGTGATGTGTTACGACGATTAGTGTCTTTAATAGAGACAGTTGGACGATTAAGCCGCGCCGTCATTTGCTTTACGATATCCTCTAATGTTCCCTTGCGTTTCATTTCCAGATTAGACCAGTACTGCGCACTCTCATTATAAATGTTGCTAACAATACCAATTCCTCCTTTTGCAAGTTCTGCATTACCATGTTGGACTTCATAAAAATAAATTACTGCAAAATATATACCTTTGGGAGTGTACTTTTTTGTTAGATAATTTCTCCATTGACTATGAACTTTTGCCCAATCAATTCCTGGCATCTTGAGATCGCGCCATAGATAATCTTTAAGAAGATCGAACCAGTCTTGCTCTTCACGATCTACTGTGATTGCACGATCACTCTTGCGCGCTATCCAATCTTTATAACAGCTTGGATGATAATACCAGTTTGTACTTGGCATCATCCAATCTTGAGAAGAGTCTATATCTATTGCTTGTTTGCATACTCGACAATGAACAATATGAGCCATAAATCTTCTCCTTTCTAATTTTCTATAAATATTATATCATAATTTTGTAGAAAAATCAATTTACTAAATATGTATCTTCCATTAAGTCTTTTATACTAAGGCAATCGCGCAATTTATAAGGCAAACGAACTAATGGGATATGATTATCTAAAGCATACTAATTCTTTATTTGATCATGCAAACCTAATTTAGATTCAGATACCACTATCTCATTATGACCGATTTCATTAATAACACTCATAAAAATATCTCCTATTTGTTGATTCTATATAAGTAGAAAAACAAATAGGAGAATATAATATTTTCAGTTATAGCTACGGATCATTTAGTTAAATCTTTCATATCTGTGACCACTAGGAACAAAAGGTCAACCTGATCTTCGGTAATTTCTGAGATTTTCATCGGATGTCCGAATATCATTTCTACTCTCTTCATTATGCGCTTTGCCATCTCTTCATTGGGTTCTTCACCCGACATGACTAGCTTGTTCCATAATTCCTGAGCCTCGACGCGGAGTGCATTATAGTCTAACTGTTCTTCTGTAGGAGCTTCCGTTTTCTCTACAATGACTGCTCCATCGAGCTTTGCGCTTCGATCAATAGCATCGCCTATAGCATCTACAAGTTCCTGATATCCGAATTTAATCTTAGGCGCAAGATACTTATATCGGCTACCTGCGACGACTCTTGGAGTCTGTCTTGTGTAGAGGTATCTTTCGGAATTACCTTCGGCATCCCATTCGATCGCAATATAGCCGATTACGTCGACTAATCTGTTGCAGATCTCGTAGCAACGCTTATTCAGCGCCGGACTGTAGAACTCTACATCATTATCATCTATTTTTTCTTTGCGGATCTCTTGGTGCGCAATCAGAATTAAACCATAACCAAGCATGGTTATTTTTCTGAGACAGGCCTCGAACTCGCCTTTTACCTGTGCATAGCCACCACCCCATGGGATGTCAGCAATTCTTTGCACACTATTCTGCGCACATACAAACTGTTCACACAGATCATAAGCGATACTTACTGTATCAATAGTGACTGTATCGAACTTTTCCTTCGCGGCCGGCTGTTCAAGCTGGCGCAGAAGTAGTTTGAAATCAGACCACTTTTGAATAGGCTGGGCATAAATACCATCAATGGCATTGTATCCCATTTCAAAAGCGCAAAGAAGGTTTTTCTTAAACTTGGCGGCGAAGGAGGTTTTACCCACCTTCGGCGCGCCATAAACTAGGACATACTTGCCTTTCAAATCACGAGAGATTGTAGTAGGCTGAAGATTGAGAATATCAATCGCCATAGTTACACCTCTTTAGATTAGAAACCGAAGTTGAACTTACTTCCTGCAGCAGGTGCTGCTTTCGCTGTAGTTCCCTTCGAAGCGCCCTTCTCTTTCAGAGCGGCAAGGCGTTCCTTCCTTTCTGCAAGAGCAGCGGTTACATCGTTCGGATCAAGCGCGAACTCTCCATCGAGAGGACTTGAAGAACCTCCAGTCAGGATCAGCTCACTGACACTGATTGTGCGGACTTCCTCGGTAGGCTCACCAAAGTCGACTTCGACCTTGCGGACTTCCGATCTCGATGTGAAGTTGAGCTTACCAGTGGCCTTAACTGTGTCGCCTTCGTTCCAGTAGTTGGACACTCCGTCGATCACACCAGGATTGATGGCGAAGAACGGAACTACGTCGATCTTGCCGCCGTACTGAGGCACCATACCGATGATCTTGTACTTGTTGGTTTCGACACCGTCTTTATCGGTCTCATATCCCTTGTTGCCAACCATGAACACGATCGAGAAGGTCGCGCAAGGCTTGCATTCATCTTTCTTTACCTTAGAGATAAAGGAAGCAGTGATACGAGGGAAGGAGATCAGATTGCCGTTCTGACCATAGTACTCATTCATCTGGATCTGACCACGAGTGATACGGATGCGATCCGCATGATCGATATCAGAAGCCGCGATACTGACATATTCCTTCATCACACGACTGATGGATTCATATGCAGGGTTTGGCGCGCCAGCATTGGTAAGCTTGCTTGCGAACATATGTACAGGGATCTCCAGGTCAGTGGAGACACCATTAATGTCCTGAGTTACACGGACTTTGATAGAGCCGCCAATGGACTCCATCGTAGTACCATTTTTATTAAAAGTTTTTGTCTGAAGATCTATTTCGCTGAGGATACCCTCTATCTTAACGATGTTTTCTTTTGTCTGTAGCATGTTTATTCCTCTTAAGTTTGTGTTATATGTGTGTTTGTGTTTCGGGCAAAAGAGGGCGGAATTATACCGCCCTCATATACATAGGGGGATTATTCCTCGTCGGAAGGAACAAAAGCAGCGCCTTCGGGAGTAAGAACCGCGTAGGTGATATCCTTCGCATCTTCTCCGTCGCCAGCAACCTTCTCGCGGGTAACAAGACCTTTCTTGCTAAGGTCAGTAACGTTAGCGTTGATGGAGCGAGGGGCTCTGTCGAGAGCGTTGCAAAGTTCGTCGATGGTAACCTTGCCTCCGTTCTCCTTGATGTAATCAAAAACGACCTGGGACTTTTCGGTAAGTTTCATTGTGTTTCTCCTTGTGTTAAACATTGAATTGAATTTATTGAATAAAGGCGGTCACCTTTATTTTCTATATATATTATATCAGAAATTTGTGATTAAGACAAATTTCACATGATCGAATTTCAATATTTTAAAATTCGAGTCACGTTATCTATGGCGTTAAGTTTCATAGATTTATTACCTAATGCGCCTTTGCCAAAGATCGGAATATCATTAGTAGTAAGTTTGATGCAAGAACGAGTAGAAGCAATCAGAATATCAGAGTCGGTTGTGAGTGGCAGGAAGTCCGCCATCCAGTCACCTGCGTTCAGTTTCTGGAGTTTTGCGCCTTTAGTGTTCTTGCCTTGAGTTACGAACTCATTAGCGGCTGTTTTCTTGAAGAGACCAGCGCCGGATATTGAGGCGATGAATGTAGTGTCGGTGGGGATGATATGCGCAGCGACTACGTGGTCACCTTCGTTGAGTTTGATTGCGTGAACCCCTTGCGCGACACGACCTATCGCGCGAACATCGGAGGTTGTCACCATCAGGAAGTTGCCTGCTTCAGTAAGGATACCGATACGATCATCATTAGTGAAGAGGACATCAATGATTGAGTCACCTTCTGTTAGATTAATTGCGCGCAGACCGATGCTACGGTTTGTGTTATATTCAGAGATCTCTGACTTCTTCATAATGCCGTTCTTCGTGATAAAGATAATGTATTTCTCTGCCGGCTTCTTGGAGTTGGCAGTCATCGCGCAGACTGTCTCCCATTCTTTGAGTGGAAAGTAGTTAAAGAGTGAGGACTTTTCACCAAGCGGTAAAGAGTGGGCCGCGCAGTGGTAGACGTTTCCGGCGGAAGTGAAGAAGAGAAGCTCTTCATTGGACTCAACTGAACGGGAGTCAATTACATACTCTTTTGCATCAAGTTTGAGTTTGTTGCCTACGCCGCCACGCTTCTGGGTGTAGAGGGTAGAGGTTTCGGTAACAATGACACTATTCTGATTGGTGAGGTTGATTTGGAGACGTTTAATCTCAATTGGTTCCTCAGACTCTGCAGTCAAATTGAGGATCTTTGTGCGGCGAGCATCACCATATTTATTTGCAACAGAGCGCCAGCCCTCTTTGAGCTCGTTATTGAACAATTCTTCACTATCAAGAATTGTATGAATTCTGACAGCTTCTTTTTCGAGGTCAGCTTTTTCATTTTCGAGTTTCTTAACTTCGAGGTGTGCTAAACGACTTAGCTTCATATCAAGCACAGCCTTAGCCTGGTCTTCATCAAGCAGGAACTTGGATTGAAGTGCCGTACTGGCAGCAGCAGTCGACGTACTTGCTTTAATTGTCTGCACGACTTCTTCAATAGAGGCCATACAGATTAACAGACCATCTATAATGTGAATACGCTTCTCAATCTTACGGAGATCAAACTCAAAGCCTCTGTAATAAACCTTTTTTTCGTGCGCGATATGAGCTTCGAGCATTTCTTTCCAAGTGAAGACTTTCGGATAACGCCCTTGATCGAGCATTGTGAAGTTGATACCATAGTAATATTGAAGCGAAGTATTCTTATATAAGTGCTTTAATACCTTATCAGGATTCGCTTTTTTGGTGAGATAAATTTTGATTAAAGGCGATGAACCCGTGAGGTCATTGAAGCGTTCAACACCGGGGTTATCTTCGCTTTCGATAATCTCCTCAAGTTCGGCGCAGATTGTATTGGTATAGACGCTATATGGGATTTCAGTAACTACAAAACAGCGCTCTTTGCTGTCGAAATCGACAACACTCCTCAACTTGCAAGCAAAGCCCTGCCCATTCTTCATTGATTGCTTGACTTCATCTTCATTGTATAACACTGCGCCCGTCGCGAAGTCTGGCGCGCAATAGATGTCCTCAAATGAACAGTCAGGATGGTCAATAAGATAAATCAGCGCATTATTCAGTTCTTTGATGTTATATTGAGGAATGGAACACGCCATGCCGATACCGATACCAGTTGAACCATTCACGATATTGTAGAAGCCTTTTGAGGGAAGAACAGATGGATACTGTTCAGTTTCGGAGTAGTTATCGCGCCATTCCACAATGGTATCTTTATCTATATCCTCAAAGAGGTTAGCAGATATCTTAGAGAGGCGAGCCTCCGTGTAACGAGGCGCCGCCCAGTTGCCTGATGCAATGAGAGTACCGCCATTGCCCTTGATAGTAACGAGTGGATACCGCATAGCAAATGGCTGACCCGCGCGCATTATAATTCCTTCACAAGAGGAGTCACCATGGATGTAGAAGTGCTTAAGAGCTTCACCGATAGAGGCCATGGTCTTCTGATATGGCTTGTCGGCAGTATACTTATACTTATCCATGCAGTAAAGTATCTGTCTCGCAGATGGTTTCAATCCATCACGCACATCAACGAGCGCGCGCGATTGTAAGACACTCCCTGCATATTGAGTCATTGCTTCACTGATTACATTTTTAAGGTTGCTCATTTATTACTCCTTTATTTGTGAAAAGTCGACATTCTCAAATATGAATTCTCTGCGCGGTTCGACTTCCTCGCCCATTAAGTCATAAAGTAGATCAATGGCATTTTCGTTCCACTCCATCACATCCATACGCTGATATTCAGGAGTAAACATTGACTTGCGCGCCTGATCTGGCTCAAGTGAACCAAGACCTTTGTTGCGCTGCACTTCACCCTTGATTTTGCCTTTTACTTTGTTGAACTCTTCATCAGTAAAGTAGTAGGACTCAGTCTTACTACTAGTCACGATGTAGAGAGGTGAACGAAGCCAGCAGAGCCTTCCTTCACGAATGAAGTCGGGCGCGAGATACTGCAGAGCAGCCATAATCAGTAAGCCAATATGATAACCATCTGAGTCAGCATCTGTACAGATTGCGAGACGACCATAACGAAGGTTCTTTGCATTATATTTGCCAGGAACAATATTCATCGCACTCAGTAGAAGTTTGATTTCTTCATTATTGAAGATCTTTTCTTCAGGATTAGATAAACAGTTAATGATCTTACCACGAATAGCCATGATGCCATACTTGGTATAATCACGACCTTGCGCCAGACCACCAAGCGCGCTATCACCCTCGGCAATTAGTAGGGTAGACCCTTCACCGAGAAACTCAGCATCCTTCAGTTTATCAGATGAAAAGACTTTCTTCTTCTGATTCTTCTCTACTTCGCGCGCAGCATCAAGGACTTGGCGCCGTGCCTTTTCGGCGGCTGCTTCGGCTTTAGCGATTTTCTTAAGCATCTCCACGATAGTATCAAACTCCGAGGAGTACTTAGTCTTCATTACTTTCAGAGCATCAGAAAATGCATTCGAAGCCAAAGTCCGCAGACTAGCGTTATTAATTTTGGATTTAGTTTGGTTAGCGAAAGAAGGTTGCGCCACAGAGCAGTTGATAACATAATATAGACCAGAGCGGATGCTATCGCCGTCAAACTTTTGTCCTGAGAGGTTGTTGAAGGTTCTGGTGATGGCACTTTTAGCCCCCGTGATAGGGCTACCGCCTTCAGGTACTCGTAAGCCATTAACAAAGACATATTCATGTTCTTTATTGTCTCCCCATTGAAATGCGATATCTACTTTATCAACGCCATCTGTGGCAGTAGCGGTGATAATGTGTTGATGTAATGGCGCCTTGACGTTATCTTTGATGAAATCGATAATGCCATTCTTGGCGCAGAATGTTTTTTTGACTCCCTTGTCGTTAGCGACAAGGAAGGTTACTCCTGTGTAGAGATAGGAGATATCGTGGATCTCTTGACAGATACGATCATAAGAATAACCGATTTCACCGTTTTTGAAGACTTCGGGATCTGGGATAAACCAAATCTTCGTGCCATTCGGCTCGGTTGTATCATATTCGACATATTCATCAAGAATGCCTTGATTCCAGCAAGCATAAGCGGCCTTGCCATCACGATAGCTGTCTACGATAAATTGCTTGGAACTGAGGCAGACGCATTTACCGCCAATGCCATTGAGACCCGATGAGTTCTTATAGGCGCCTTCCTCAAACTTGCCGCCTGTGTGAGAACGAGAGTAGATGGATACTAAAACATTTTCACCATCCTCGCGGATACCAAACGGAACGCCGCGTCCGTAGTCACGGATCATTATGCTGTTGTTAGTTTCTGCGACGAGGATTTCGATTTTATTGCCATATCCAGCAATCGCCTCGTCTGTTGAGTTGTTGATGATTTCCTTGAAGGCTTGATAGGTGCCTTCGTTGTCATCAGAACCGAGATACATTTGGATGCGGGTTCTAATACCCTCACGGAAGCTCAAGGATTTAATATCCTCTATACCGTAATTATGAGTCATGTTTCTCTCCATTCTATTGTATATCCATTAATTGTATTTTGATGCCGCTGTTTTGCTATTGAGACTGCTTGGCGCGAGACATCGCAGTAATCTGCAACTTCGACTTGACGATTAAAGCGAACACCGTCGATCATGCAGATATAAGGAGTGTCAATTATTTCTTCAGGTTCCGTTTCGGAGTTGTATTGACGGAAGAAATGTTCTTTATACATCTTGCCAGATTTGATCGCGGCACGCAGTCCACTATCTGACAAGCCTGATGGACACTGCGCCAGAGCGTCTTTTATACTGGTGTAAGTAGTTATTAACTCACCATCATGAGAGTATTCTGCTACGTTGAGATGAACTGTCGGTAACTCGCCATGACGGATTAAAGCGGCGCGAGTAAATAACTTCTCTTCTTTTTCATAATAATATTGAACAAAATTGCGGGCGGGCGCAGTGTAAGTCGATAAGAACTCATTATCTTCTTTGTATACGCGCTCTTTAGTACATATCGGATATTCCGTGGCCGGCTTCGGATAGGGCAGGACAGGACTGGCGCAGTGTAGTTTTTTATCTAATCTTTGAATATAGATGAACTGTTTAGTCCAAGTCTGCCTGACATCATGATAAAGATCACAAATACTTTGACGGAATGGTTTAGATCTATCTGTATAATGTGTATAGTAATACCATACGGTTATTTGATGGCGCTCTTGACCATCGAGTAACCAGAAACCGTCTGAAACAAAATAGCCGAGATACTCCCAGTTAGTAGCTTGATAGATAAAACCGTAATTACCTTCTTTGCGCCCTGCATAGGACACAAGAAGTTTAATTTCAGGTTTATTTTGCTTGATCCATTTAATACCGAGAGAGATGGCTTGACTTTCTGAGTTTTTCCCCTCGGAGTCTGCCATACAAAACCGATTGAGTTCGAGATATTGATCCTTAGTTATCGGCTCTTTGACATAACGATCTAGTCGAATAGCCTCTTGCGCGCTACATCCCCATTGGAGGACACCAACAAGAAGATTATCACTTTTGCGATAAATACCCTAATTGATCTTTGCTTTCTTGAAGCCAACTCCAGAATAGTGATATAAGGCAGTCATTTTATTTGCCTTAGATGAGTTGATTAGGTCAATATAATAATCTTTACTTTCAATCATGCCAGAATATACACAGTAAGATGAACAATATAATAAATGTCATCAGAATTTCTCCCTAATTTTGTTCTATATATATTATAGCAAAATTTTGTATAAAAATCAAGTTATTTCTACTTACTATATGAAAAATCTACCGGGAGGTAAAAAATATGGATATCGAAAAGATTATTGAGTATGTGTTAAGGACACCCGAAAACACAAATCCTAACATTCTACGCGGCATGCTTAAAGCACTTGTTGCTAGTGAACAACCCGACTTAAGTTTTGTAACTGCTACTGCGGACAAGATTTTAGTTGGCTATGACGGTGCCTCAAGTGCTGGTACAAAAGTTGAAGGTGCTTATGTGCCTCTTGATACTTCTGATGCGACTGCTACTGCTGAAGATATTATGTCTGGCAAAACAGCTTATGTCAATGGTGTTAAGATCGAAGGTACATATACACCACCCGCTGCTACAATTTAATTAAACATGAAATCGAGCAGGCATTACGCCTGCTCTTTTTTATTATCTTTCCCAGTTACTTGTCATTCTTGCTCGTTTTGCTTTTGTCGGTATTGTCGCCCATACAAGTAAATCTCGCGCTCGAGTGGCTGCAACATAACTCACACATTTTTCTTCGAGGTCATAGAAGCGGGCGCCGATTACGACCACATTCTTTGCTTCTAGTCCTTTGCTGGTGTGGATAGTTAGTACTTTGACATCATCGCTCTTTAACTTCTCATATAACTCTGCATTAGTTAATTGAGCGCGTTTAAATGACGAGGCTGGAATATCTTCACTTTCGAGATATTTCATGATTTCATCTGACTAATCATTAGTTCGAGTCAGTATGAACCAATCCTTATAGTTGCCCATTCGTTTGATTGTCCTGACAATTGCCACAGGGCTATAATCCACTGTCACTACGCGTCCGGCTGTCTTGCGCATGGCGATAGAAGAATCACAATATTCATATCCAGCCTGGAGGATGATACTGCGTGCAAATGAGAGGATATCACTACCATTACGATAGTTCTCATTCATATATTCAACAACGCCATTGGTTTGCTTAATGTAGTCATTGATGTATTCTGGATGAGCATCGCGCCAACGATATATAGACTGGCGCTTATCATAGCAACAGAATCGTTTTTGAGGCTGAAGGATATTGAAGATAAATTCGAATTGATCTGCGTTGCAGTCTTGCATCTCGTCACAAAGAACAGCATAAACTGGCGCGACACAATCAAGATGTTCTTTAAGTAGTGAGAATAGTTTGTCGAATAATTGTTCTTCAATATATTCGAGTGCTTTGGAAACTCCGTGTGATAGGAGGAGTCTGAGACAATAAGAATGAATAGTGCCAACGAATACTCGATTCTTGTCGTAGTCGCCCAAGCGCTAACTCATTTCTTCAGCGGCCGCATTAGTGAATGTGAAAGCTATGACTTGACCTTGGTTATCATTGATAAACTAACGAGTTTTTTCGATTAGTACTAATGTTTTACCGGATGCCGCGGCTGATTCAACAAATACGTTGTCAGCGCGATTGTTGATGATTTTTTGTTGTAATGTGCTTAACATGTTACTCCCGCCTATTCAGGTCTTAGTATGCCTGCTTAGGACTTCATATATATATATATATATATATATATATATATATATATATATATATATTTATTTTTCAAATGACCAATAAAAACCATAAGCATTGCCGCCACCTTTATTACATGCTGCGCTAATGGTTGATGATGATTTTGCCTTTACTGCGCGACTGGCTGCAGAAATCGATTCAAATGAATTAATAAATGCATGGGTTTTTATGTCATATTGATTTACAATTTTTTTATTACTCTTGATTCTACTTGCCTACTATTTTGCTTTCTCTGGATCGTTTTTATATAACCAAACATACCCATGAGCGGTAGGACAATCACCCAAAGCACAATGATTGATACCGCTTCTATCGGTTTGTGTAGCAATAGAGGCTTCTTTCATAGATGGAAACACATTAATTAAATTACCAGATAAATCAAATTGAAAAATAGGGGTATCAAATTTTAAACGATTATTCTACATTGTAATCTGCTAATTTTGTTTGGTTCTATTTTCGATTTCTTCTATAGAAACTCCTAAATTAATTAGGCGTTTTTTAATTAATTCTTTTCCTCCACCATATTGAGTATAAATTTGATAAATTCCCAAACCTTGCTACCAATATTCTAGTAACTAATCATCAGAATATTTTTGCATATATTTCTTTTTTCGTTCATTAATCTTTTCAGAAGTAATTCCTAACTGATGAATTAATGAGCGAGACACTCTATCCAAAGAAAGGTTTAAAATTTTAGCGATTTCAGTTTCACTATATCCTTCATTCCATTTTTCTAAAATTGAAGTGGAGTCAAAATCAGTTGGATGATCCTAACCACCTAAAGTACTATTATAACCAGAATTATAACTATCGTAATATGCAATCCAAAATCGCTCTCTGTCATCTAAATCTTCTCTTGCAATATTATCTTCTAAAATTTCGCAATAAAAATTTTCAATGCCATATTTATTTATTGCATGATAAAATTTTGTGTCATCGCGCTTACTATCACTTTTATGCTTTAGCCATCTATCTCTTATATTCTAAGTAGTTTGTCCGATATATACTTTGTCATTTATAGTATTTCGAATAATATAAATGCAATTCATTTTTATCCTCCGCTTTTAATATTATATCCATAAATAGTGGATTGATAGAAATTCACATAAAATTTTTCTCGTTCACCCAATTTTGCTTCACCATCAACTTTTTCTAATATTTCCCATGAAAAATCTGACCAATGTTGGTATAAAGCTTTATGAATATTAGAACGCTTTATTGTTCCAATATTAAGTGATGTTTTTATATGTTCAGTCCAACGATTTGAGACCAATCCTGAAGTTTTACCAATATAAATTTCTTGGGTTTTGAGATTAGTAATTTTATAAATTACATTTTTAGGGTCAGAATTCCCTAAAACGTTGTTCATCATTTTTTTGAAAGGTTTTTGAAGATATTCAGACCAAATTAATTTTGATAGTATTTCTTTATTACGCAATCTATCAACGATTGATAAAAGATAATTTATATCTTCTAAATCCTCGTCCGGTATACAAATACGATAAAAGTCTTGCTGTTCGTCGAGAGCGCGCTGCCGTAAAATTTCTTCATTGATAGCATCGCGTTTCTTTTGATATTCTGCTAAAGTAGCACGTAATTCATCTATATCACTATTTAAATTTGCACAAGTTTGAACGAATTCTTCTTCTGCTTGTTCAAGCAAGTCATTTTCGGTAGCGTGCAGACTACGTGTATATTCAGCCATTTTAGAGCCATAATACTGTTCAAGCATGCTATCGAGAGTGCCTTTTGCCTTTTCGTTTTGCTCAACTAGCTGTTGATATTGATCTTTAAGGACTTTTGCCTCATTCTGCGCCCGTTGCTCCTGTTCAGACACCTGCCGATTCAATAAATTTATGCGTCGGGTGCTCTCTGCATCAAAATTCAAACGAGCCTACTGCGCTATCTCTAGCCTATGTCTTTCCTCTGAAAGCGCGGAGTCAAATTGCTATTTCTTTTTTTCTATATATTCTTCTTTATATTCTATTCTTTGTTTGTATAATTTAATTAAAAATATTATAATAAATATAAATAATATAAAAGTTAATATCAATGAACTTAATATTATATATAGTATGTACTTCATTTTATCTATTCCTCCATTATATCTATATAAATATTATACATTATTTTTATCCGAAAATCAATTTTTGAGTCGTTGCCACCGAGCGTGAAAAATTAGAGTATTTCGCCATAAAGGATACTTATAAATGTAAGCAGATTGGCTAATAAATTAAGGAGGAAAGTCATGATCAGAGGCACAACACCTACTCATGTGTTCACTAAATTACCAGTGTTATCCACTGATATTGCTGAATTATGGGTTACCTACCTTCAAAACGGACGAGAAGTTCTGACTAAGGATAAGACATCGGCGGTCTTCATCGATGATCCTGAGGAAGAAACAAGTATTCTTGAAGTCACTTTAAGCCAAGAAGAGACTCTCAAATTTAATTATGGCCCAGCAAGCGTGCAGTTACGTCTATTACTTGTTGATGATACAGCACTGGCTTCGGACGAAGTGCCACTTGTCGTTAAACGAATTCTGAAAAATGGGATTATTGGAGCGGAATGATTTAACGCAATCAGAGCGTATATAGATAATTGATGCAGTGCGCGGAAAATTACCAATAGATTATTCTACTGAAATGACTGTCATCCCTGTCGAGTTCGAGGAACAATCAAGTAGAATTCCGGTGATTATTCCTGAGCGAGAAGATGTTCCTTCTTTCTTTGAGGACTACATTGCTTAGCGCGGGAGCTGCCGCATTATATATAAGACCACTTCAGAATGGGATGCAGAACCTACTTTAGTTGGGTACCGCGGCTATCTGTATGTTTATCTTGATGCAGATTCTTATGTAGATGAGCACGGTAATACAGTATATGTCCCCGCAATCAAGTTAGGCGATGGAGAAACACCATTAATTGATTTGCCGTTTATGACGGCTTAGACCTCGCAAGAGGTAATTCACCATCTTGAGGATGCTTATGCACACTGGCAAGAGGGTGAGCGCGAGGCTCTTCAAGCGACACTTGAAGGAAAAGTAGATATAACAGAATTTAGTGAATATATTGAAATTGATGAAGCTCAAGGATATTTTGATGCTGAGACAATAGCAATTATTCAAACAAATCCAATTAAGCGAATAAAGTATGATGATCGTATTTATACTATGACAATGCGTCGGTCTGGTGTGTATCGGTACACAACGGGTAGTGATGATGCTAATTTTGCTAAGTTCATTGATGTGAATGTTAGCGATTTTAGTTGGCATTGTTATAATAATGAAAATGATGTGCTTGCATAGCATATTAATGACACCACGGTGCATATCACTGATGCTAAAAGGACATTTTGGAATAGAAAACTTAATTATGACACCGTCTCGGAAGAGCGGTTAATATTAAATAGAAATTAAAAGGAGGAAAGTTTATGCCTACCCCACAATATTCTAATTATATTGCGTAGATCACTCTTCCCGATAATATTACTTATCACATAAAGGACTCTGAAGCTAGACAATGGATAGAGGATCTTGCATCTGCTGGCTTAACCTTTGTGGTTGCTTGGGACGGTGCGTCTACTCCTGTTGTTGCTAACATTCCTGCTGGCGCGACAGTTACATATCAAGGCACAACTTACACTGGTACATTAGTTGCTAGTGCTAGTACTAAGTCTAATATCTATCTTGTTCATAGTGATAGAAGCTCTGGTAGAGATATCTACGAGGAATATATTACTGTTAACTTTGGCACAACTGCCACGCCTTCTTATGGATGGGAAGTTCTTGGTAATACTGATATTTCGCTTGATGCGCTTGGCGCCCTTGCTTGGAAGGATACTGTTACTCTGAATAAGGGAAGCGGTGATAATGTTCTTGGTGAAGCTACTACGTTTACAGCGGCCGCCTCATCTGTAACATTTACCGGTGGATCTGATGATACATTTGTTAAGTCATATCCTGGTACCACAAGCAAGCTTGAGACTGCTGAGATTACGGGTGTTGCTGGTGAAGTAACCTTTAGTGCTGTTAACACCAATACTTCTGTTACAGCTACTAACACAGTCTTTGGTACAGATACCACAGCAAGTAAGGTTACAACTGAGTCGAAGACTGCTACAAATACAGTATTTGGAACCGCCACAAAGGCCTCGAAGGCCACTGCGGGAACTGCTGTCTCCCTTGCGAAGCCAGCATCGAGCGCCACTAATGTAAGTTATGTTGGTAGTGCTACAACAAGTTCATTACTTGAGACTGCGACAGTCAGTGATGAAACACTTATTCTTGGTAGTGTTAGTGTGACACAAGGTAGCGTTACTGGTATTAATGGCTCTCAGAGTATTACACCATATACATTTGCTGATGTTACTGTTCCAGTTGTTAGTTCCAATTCAGAAGTTATCGTGGCCAGTGTTAAGACAAACACTGATGTTACTGTTCCTGTTGTTACTTCCAATGCGGAAGTTACTGCAACTAACACGACAACCACTTCCAAAACAGCTGCTACTAAAGCTGCTAATGCAACTACAGTTGCTACTGGCTCGCTTAAGTCCAATGATACAGTTGGCGCGACAATTATGACTGGCCTTGGCACTCCTACTACTGCTTCGGCGATTACCGATGTTGGTACTGGTACTGCTGCTGCTCAGTCAATCACAGTTGGCACCAACGATAAGATTACCGTTGCGAAATACGGTGATCTCTCTGTTACTGTTTCGTAATGATGATGATTTGAGGTCGGGCGCACTCGACGTCCGACCTCACTCTTATTTTCTGAAATGATGGAAATGAGATTTACAAGTATCTCGTCTTTGAAAAGACAAGAGGAGGTTTCATATGAAGAAAGTTGATGCCGTAATCAAGACTGATTTGGCATCCAACTGGGCAAAGGCTGTTAACTATGTGCCTGAGCGCGGTGTAATTATCGTATATGAGTACGAAGATCGCGCGCCACGGCTTAAAGTTGGGGATGGGGTTACATTAGTTGAGAAGTTGCCCTTCTTGGTAAACCCTCCTTCTGTAAATCAAGACATTCTTGAATTATGAGGAGGACTTTTTAATGCCTAGACAATTTATATCACAAGTTAAAGTGCCTGGGAATGAACAGGCTTATGACTTAAAGGCGTATTAGTCCGCTGGTATATATTATGCGCAAGTGGACACAACGTCTACTTCGACGGCTTTTACTGTTACAATTCCTGAGTTAACAGTAACTGAATATTATGATGGCTTAACTCTTTTATTATATAATGGTCACGTAACTTCTGCATCAGGATTTACAATTAACGTAAATGGTTTAGGGGCGAAACCTTCATATAGTAATATGACATTAGGTAACCCCGTAACACCTACAGAT